TTAGTGTTTTTGAAATAGATTGTTTGCAAAATCTTCGACTGCTTTTTCTTGTAGGCCTGGTACAACATGTGAGTAGGTGTCTAATGTGATGCCTACTCTTTTATGTCCTAATCGTTCACTGACAATCTTCGGGTGAATACCTTGTTTCAACATTAATGTTGCATGGGTATGCCTTAAATCATGGAAACGAATATCAGGAACCTCACTTTTCTTTATAAGCTTTTTCCAGAGCTGTGTCAAACTTCTGAAATTGCAGGGGTTACCATTATAGGTTGGACAAACTAAATCATAATCATTATATCCATCTTCATACCGTTCTTTTTCTTCATTTATTTTCTGAAGATGTTCTTGCAGTGCCTGTAAAGTAATTTCAGGCAGAACAATTAATCTTTTTCCTGTAGATGTTTTAGGTTCGTGAAATTCCTTGGTTATATGTGAGAGGGAACGATTAATAGATAAAGTCCGTCTCTCAAAATCAATATCCTTCCATTGAAGCCCTAAAATTTCACCTTTGCGCATGCCACATGTAATTGCGAGAAGATAAGCAATGTAATAACGGCTTTCTTTAGCGTGTTCTAAAAAGCGAAGAACTTCTGCCTCAGTCCATGTATTTACCGTTTTGGCATCAGCGCCAGCAGTAGGAGGGCTAATTACGTCAGCAACATTCCTTTTTACAATCTCATGACGTACGGCATAGGCTAAAGCTGTACGAACAATTTGATGTATACTTCGAACTGTAACAGGCTTCATAGATTCAGATAAATCACCATAGAACTTTTCAAGATCCACACCTTTTAACTTTTGCATTGGAATGTTTCCTAATTTTGGTATAATATGATTGTTAATATGTTTTCGATAGTTGTAGTACGTGGTTTCTCGAAGGTTTATCTTCCTTGCTTCAAGATATTGAAGGAAAAACTCACGTACTCTCATTTTTATGGGCTCAATATATGAGCCTTCTTCTATTTCTACGATTCTTTTAGCCATGTCGGCTTGCGCTTCTTTTTTTGTCTTATATCCAGAAAACCATTTTTGTCTTCGTTTCCCTGTCTCTGGATCAGGGCCGATATCAATGATTATTGACCACTTTGTTCCTCTTTTTCGAATATGTCCTTTCAATGTATACACTCCTTCATCTTATATTGATTCATGTTGTGTAAGTCTAGTTGTAATTTTGCTGCTATGAAAATTACGTGTTTGGACATATCAGCGATGGATATATTTTACCATATCTAGGTGTGGGTAAATGAATAAAATAGATGAGTGGATTTTAATAAAATGCAGTAATCCAATCTTTTAGTGGGATAGTTTGATATAACCAATCTAAGTATCTCCCCTCATTCCTAAAAATAGGAATGTTCGTTCTTGTGTTACTGGAAAAGTAAAATCTTAAAAGGATGTATTTCAAAAAATATAGATAATGGATACTTTTTCTAAAAAACTTACTATAGTATAATGATAAAAGAATGTTTTAGGATACATTGAATACCAATCTTCTATTAAAGGGATAATTAAACGATATATCATTCTAGTTAATGCTAAATTATTCTTAAAAATATAATTGTGTGGGGGATATGTAATGACTACAGAGGTAAAAGCACCTATAATTTCATTTTTAAATATGAAAGGCGGCGTAGGGAAATCCACTTTATGTTTTAATATTGCTTATACATTAGCAAAGAGGTTTAAGAAGAAAGTTTTAGTTTTGGATATGGATCCGCAGTTTAATACAACACAAGCTTTAATTGAGAAGTTTTCTGGTACAGAACATTATTTGGGGATTGTAAAGGAAAAGAAAACGATATTGAGAATTTTTCAAAGCCAAAGTAGCCTTGTTAGAAATGAAGATGCAAATGGTTTTAAAAACGAGGATTTAATAATCAATTTAGATGAAAATTTATCATTAATTTGTGGTGATTTGGATCTTATTATGATTGAATCAAGTCAAAGAGGTACTGAAAATTTGCTTGATGGATTTATAAAAGAAATTAATAGAGAAAAAGATTTTGATTATGTGTTTATTGATTGTCCCCCAACACATTCTTTTTATACTACATCTAGTTTAATTGCTTCGGATTACTATTTCGCCCCAGTGAAACCAGATGTTTATTCTTTGTTAGGGGTAGATTTATTACAAACAGTTGTAACCAATGTGAATAGAATGAATAGAGCAAGTGCTAGATGTTTAGGAATAATATTTACAATGGTTAGAAACTCAACTACAGAAAGAAGAATAATAGATGATGTGAAAGAGAAATATAGTTCAGTAAAAGTGTTTAATAGTGAAATGAAATATTTTCAGTATAATGCTACAGGCAAATTGGATACCTTCATGTATGACATGACTACTACAGAAGAAGAAATCGTTAATATTACACATGAATTAATGGAGGAGTTGAAAGAAAAGTGAAGAAGTTGTTGAATTACTTAACGGAAATTAAGTTTTCAGATTCAAAGGGCTTAACTCCTAATGATTTTGAGCATAGAGCAATATTTATTGGTATTATAGCTGAAATGTTGTTATCTAAGAGATTGTTTCCAAGGAATGAAGATCTTAAAATTTTTATAAAAAATGCATTCAATCTTGAGATTTTAGATTATGTTTATAAATCTAGAACGCTTCTTTTAGCGAGAATTATTAGAATGATTGAAAAAGCGGATAAAGAGACTCTTACAGGATACGTGGAACATACATATTCTTATATCAAAAAGCTAGATGTTCATGAGTATACAAATGTTAAAAAAGATTATCAGGTAACTGATTCAAAGCAGGAGTTTGAAAATAAAAAGAAAAAGAATAAAAAGAATAAAAAGAATAAAAAGAAAAGGACAATAGATACAATTGAAAGCTGGAGAAAGGTTATTAATAGAGATTATGAATAGACATACTTTTCTTCAAATGCCTCATGAAACAGATTTTAAGTTATATTCGTCATATATAGAGACGAGGAATACGGTATCAAGTAATCCGAATGTATTTGCAAACTTAAAACCGATACATAAAAAGTTATTTTATTTTAAATTTTTGGTTAATAGTACGCAAACAAATGTAGAAGAATCTAATTACTTGCAAGAAATAACGGTAGATTTAATTACATGTATGGATTTATTTTCTTTAAATTTCATTAAGCCAGCACGTATGAGTTTAAGAGCAGCTATAGAAGGTTTTATTAGACTACTTTTAGAGAAGTCTAGGGAAGAAGTAGGTAATTTAGGGGTAGGTCTATTAATCGAAAAGTTAAAGAAAGTTTATAAAAGTAAGAAATATTTAAGTGATAACTTGAATCAACTCTTGAGTGATTATGGTCAATTATGTGGCTTTGTCCATACTTCTAAAAAGCAAAATTTCACACAAAAAACAGTGCTTCAAGATTTTTCAATTGTTAATAGCAGTGAAGTAAGTGGCGTATCTAAGCAATTACAAAGGGTTATTGAAAATATGCTTTTTATAGTAATTTGTGAATATACCGACTGTTTTTTACTGTTAAATAAGTTTGAACAGTATTGGATTAAGTCCGAACTAAATAATACTAACGATCAGAAAATAGAAACTTTCTTGTTAAGTAAGCCAAAGTAATTTCTAGTCTTGGTCTGGGCGGAGGATATACGAAAAATCCAAGTGGTGGAATTGGGATGTCTGATCCAGGTGCTGGTGGAGGATACATGAAAGACCCAGGGACCAATATGTAATAAAAAGGACACTCATTTGAGTGTCCTTTTTATTACGAAATGTAAACTTTACTTTCTATTTACTCCTATACTTGCTTCGGCCGTAGTTAGGTTAGCTTGAGCTTTAATAAGTTTTTCATCTGAAAGTTTAACAGATTTTGTAGCTTCATTCATTCTATCTTTCATTGGAGCTAAACCTTTAATTCCTTGGTTAATAGATCTAGCTGCGTTACCTCTATAGCCAGAAGCTAAGACAAATTCATTTCTAAAATTGTTGATTTTCTCTTTAAGAGTAGCATCACTTAATTTGTCTGCGTCTTTAAAATTAACTATCTTTTTAGAGAGCTGTGTATATTTTGTATCAAGTATATCCATTTTTTCTTTCAACTCGCTAGGATTCATGGCACTTGGATTGCCGCTTAATTCAGTCCATACAGGCTTCCAATGTTCATCCCAAATAGTATCATATTCATTAATCATTGCATCAATTTTAGGCTTCATTTCCTGCTCATATGTAGTTTTATCTGTGTTTTTAACTTTTTTTTGCTCTTCTTTTACAGGCTCTTGCTGAGTTTTTTCTTCTTTAGGCTGTTCTTTTTTCATTTCTTCTTTCTTAGGTTCTTCTTTAGATTGTTTTGGTTGTTCTTTTTTTGCTTCAGCCGAAGTAGCTTTTAGGTCCTTTTCCTTCGTAGCATCTATTTTGGGAGAAAGAGCACTAAAAATAAATGCTAGAATAAGGCAAGAAATCATTGAGAATAAAAGCTTTTTTTTGTTCTTCTTTCGAAATACTGCAATAATTAATAGTATTAAACATACGATTGCAGCAAGGGTGAAAATTGTCATTAAATTTTGCATTAAATAAACCTCGATTTCATGTAGTAAAACGTTATTATTTTATACCATTGTGACTGGGTAATTGTTTTCTAAAATCTAATCATTATTTGTCTATGTAATAATTGCGATGGGATGCAATTATCTCTTTTGAAAAAACTTTCTCAATATGATTTTACTTTAAATGGAATTAGAATTCGTAATCTTATGATAAACTGATTTTAATAAATCAAATGGAACAAAAAAGACCCATAGCGTGTGTAAATGTGCTGGGAACACTTTACACCGTTCACCCTAGTTGTAGTAGGGAAAACATTTGCCATGAGCCCTTGTTGTTACGATTATACGTAACGAATACGGCTAGTATAACACAGCTTTTAGATGTAATTCATCATTAAGGTGCGTTTTCATGATAGGGAAGTGTGTCTTGTTCCGATAAGGGGGACAAAACATGTGGGAAACTCTAAATAAGATCGAAAAAGAATTATGTATAGCTGGAATAAGAAAAAACAAACTAGCAAGTTATTGGGGTGTTAAACCAAGCACGGTTACAAAAATATTTAGAGGTAACATAGATATGAGTTATGGTTTTCTTTCTAAAACAGTCATTTTATTAAATAAAGGTATACAGGTACAAGAAAAAATGTTAAAAGATTATATTCATGTAACAAAACCAAAAGCAGAAAACTTACGTGAAGCAATGGAAGATCTAGCTTTAAGAGGCAAGTTTGATCTTCTAATTGAAATTATTAATAATGAACTACAGTCTAATGTTTCAGAAAATAGGGAATTCGCAAACGTTTATCGGATTATTTTTAAAAGGTATATTGGTGAATTAAATGCATTGCAATATCACCAAGCTTTACACTTAGAAAATAAATCAGTAAAGACATCGGAGATGGAAGTCTTGACTGAAATTTTATTATGTCAAGCGCAGTATCAATCAGGAAATTATATTGCTTTAAATGAACGATTGAAGTTGCTTGAAACTAAAATTGATAATATCAATAATAAACACATACGAGAATGTTTCAAATTAAGATTTAAAGAGGCAATTGCTGTCACTTCATTACAGGGTGGAGAAGTAGATGAAGCAAGGAGGGTTTCTTTTGAATTATTAGATGAACTTAAATGGGATAACTTTTTTTCTTTTCCAAAGGTAAATGCGTACTTAAAGTTAGGGGAATCATATGTTTTCTCAGAGAGTGAATACGAGAACTCAAAATATTATTTAGAAAAGACTATACAAGTGATTGGTGATAGAAAGATTGATGGCGTAGCGAAAAAGAAAGAAATGGTGCAGCATACATTATCATTTTTAAAGATTCATCATGATAAAGAAATTAGTGATTTAGATGTTGTGCACCCAAGTGAGATGGCATATTTAATGATTAAAAAAGGTAATAACATAGAAGCTAGGGAATTATTGAACCAAATAAAAAATTCTACTGGTGAATTAACAGATATACAGACAGCATATTTAGCTTTAACATATGAGGGAAATAAAAAAGAAGAGTTAATGAAGCAATCTCTTTTAATGTGTCAAAAGTCAGGAAATATCTTTTATTCGAATTTACCGAAAATTCACTTGGGTTTAATTTGAATAATTGATATAATTAACATTGGGAAGAGGTGAAAAGATGAAAAAAATAATTACGATTATTCCTGCACTAATATTAGCTGCTACACTAGTTGTTAACACTGATTCTGCGAAAGAAAAACCTAGTATAAATACTTCAAAACCTACAGTTCAACATATGATGGTTGATCCTGGTGGTGGTTGGTAAGGTACGTAATTAAAATTTACATATATATTTAAAATGACATCGTCTTAATTAGCGGTGTCATTTGTATTTTTAGGGGGAATTTCCTTTTTAGGTGTATATACAAAAAAGAAATTTTTGTAAAAAAATAACAAAAAGTTATAAGGGGATAGGAGAAGATGAAGAGTACAGAAAGGGAAGTTAAGTTGATAAAACAAGCGCTATTACTTTTACAAGAAGAGGATAAACCGAAAGAGACGTTACTCTCTATATGTTTGGATGAACTGAAAATAGAAAAAGCAATATAAAAAGACTATCTAATCATCGGATAGTCCTTTTTCGCTAAATATTCTCTTTAGCCTTTTCGTAATTTACAAACATTTCTAGTTGTTCTAATGCTTTCTTTCGTTTTTCTTCAGGTAATTCATTAATGATTTGAAGAATTTCTTGGGCTTCTTTTGTAAGTTGTAGATCTTTGTCTGCTGTTAAATCTGGTGAATCAGATAAGCCTAACAAAAAATCAGTAGTGACTTTCAAAAAATTAGCTATCTTTTGAAGTGTACGAGTACCTGGTTGTTTTTTTCCTTCAACATAGTTATAAACAGAAACATGACTAACACCAATTGCATTGGCTAATTGTTGTTGTGAAATCCCTCTTTTATCAATTAGTGATTTTAACCTTTCATGACTAAACATAATAAAAAACACCCCAAGTTTATTTTATCTACTTTATATGAAATTATTTCTTCTTTATTACAGTATTACTGTAGTAATACCACACTGTCATTATATATTAACTATCAGTTAAGTGGGAAGATAAAATTTTTAAAAAAAGTTTTATAAAACACTTGAACTTAACTTTTAGTTAAGTTAATATGTACTTAACATCAAAAACGGAAGAGAGGAGTTATATATGAAAACTCTAAAGCAGCTACGTGTAGAACAGGGATATACCTGTAAGGAAGTAGCTGAAGCCGTTGGTATTACTGAAGTGTACTATTGGTATATAGAAAACGGAAAGCGTCGTCCTTATTATGATTTAATTGTAAAAATTGCTGAGTTTCTTAAAGTTAAACTTGATGTAATTAAAATTTTTTGTCTATAACTTAACCTTTGGGTAAGTTAAATGGAGAGGAGTGAAAGGAAATGACCATCGAAGAACAAATTCAACAAGCGGTAACAAAAGCAATCCAACCATTAGTAGAACTTCTTCAACACCAACAGTCACAAGTTGTTAACCAAAAGCCATTACTTACATTGGAAGAAGCGATGGAGGTTCTAGGTGTCGGTAAGAACAGAATGTATGAAATTGTTAAAACTGATGGCTTCCCGGCTTTTAGAGAAGGTAAGCGGTGGATGATCATTACTCATAAATTTTATGAGTGGATAGAAAGACAAGCTGAAAAAGTCGTATAGGAGGTAATATATGAATCCAGCATTGGTTGAAAATACATTCAGTCTTTGTATGGTAGCAATTGCTATTGTCTTATTTGTGGGTGTTGTAGTAATTTTAGGTACTTTTATTGAAAAACTTATCAACGAGAACGAACGGTTGGAGCAAGAAAATAAACAATTACGAAGGGGGAAAAGAGCATGAATATTAAAGCACCAGTTTTAGCAAAAGACATGAAAAAGAAACAAGTGTTAGATGAGTTTTTAAAACACTGTGAAAATAAACAAATTGAAGCATTAAAGAATCATGATGCACATTCATTATGCAAATGGATTAAGGAAGCACGTTTGGCAAGAAGGGAGCTTGCAACACTATATCGAGAGAAAGAAAAGCATGAAACAGAACGCGAAAGGGATCGTAAAAACATCCTTAAAGTAATTCAGCGGTTAAAAAGCCAGGGTATTAACGCAGATGTGGTAGAAAGAGCTCATTACATAACTCTTTCAGGGGAGGTGAGTTAGATGCTAGAAAATCCAATGGTAATGCAAAACGGTTACGGGAAAGCCGATCCGCAAGAGCAAGAGGGAATTATTACAACTACTATCGATGTCGAAAAATTACAAGATGTCATAAGTCGAGCGGTACTGATTTTACAAAAGTGTCCGGAAGATGCTGATTCTGAGGATTTAAATGGGAGCATTAATGAAGCGTTGGAATTGTTACAGAAGTATTCAGGGCAATAAAAGACACCTGTTGCAGCAGGCGTCCATTTGAAAATTTAAGTTGAAATTAGTATATCACAGAAAGTGAGTGGTTAAAACATGCAAGCAAAAGTATTGGTTAATACACTCAACATGGACCACATTCAGTGGTTGCAAGCACGTACACAAGGTATTGGTGGCTCAGATGTTTCTGCAATCGCAGGTTTAAATAAATGGAAATCAACAGTTCAAGTATTCCTTGAAAAAACACAAACGATTAAAAAGGAAGATATACAAAGTGAAGCGGCATACTTCGGTAATGTTTTGGAAGAGGTAGTTGCCAAGGAATTTTCCAAGCGTACAAATTTAAAGGTTCAACGCAGGAATGCGATCCTTCAGCATCCTGAATATCCGTGGATGTTAGCCAATGTGGATCGATTAATTGTCGGTGAGAAGATTGGTCTCGAATGCAAAACGGCGTCGGAATATTTAAAAAAAGAGTGGGAAGATGAAGAAGTTCCAACCGCTTATCTTCTACAGTGCCAACATTACATGGCCGTAACTGGCTATGAAGCATGGTGGGTTGCAGTACTTATTGGTGGTAACAAGTTTGTTCATAAAAGAATCGAACGCGATGAAGAATTGATTCAGTATCTTATTGATATTGAAAAAGATTTTTGGCTTAACAATGTTGATAAGAATGAACCACCGATGTTTGATGGCTCGGATGCATCAACAGAATTACTTAAACATTTATATCCAGAATCTATTGCGGACAGCTTTGTAAGTTTAGGGAAGCAAGAAGAACTATTAATTGAAGCTCGCGATCAAGTAGACCGAGAAATTAAAATACTCCAAGAACTAAAGGCAGAATACGAAAACAAAATCAAAGCAAAGCTCGGTACAAATGAAGCTGGTAGAACTGAGAATTACAAAGTGTATTGGAAGTCATACACAACAAATCGTTTTGACAGCAAGCGATTTAAAGCGGAACATCCTGATTTATATGAGCAGTATGCTAAAGAATCTCAATCAAGAAAATTTACGGTTAAATAAGGGAGGAAATAAACAATGGCAACTAATCAAGAGGTTAAAAATCAATTAGCAAATCGTAAAACAAGCGCATCTGTAACACCTGAACAAACAGTGGAAGCGTATATGAAGAAGATGGCTCCACGTTTTGCGGAAGTATTACCAAAGCATATGAGCATGGATCGTATGAGCCGTATTGCACTAACAACAATTCGCACAAATCCAAAGTTACTTGAATGCAAAGTACCATCACTGATGGGAGCTGTAATGCAAGCAGTACAGTTAGGGCTTGAACCTGGATTACTAGGCCATTGCTACATCTTACCTTATAAGAGTGAAGCGACTTTCATTATTGGATATAAAGGGATGATTGATTTAGCAAGACGTTCTGGGCACATTCAAAGTATTTATGCACATGCGGTGTACGAAAATGATGAGTTTGAATACGAGTTAGGTCTACACCCTCAACTGAAGCACAAACCATCATTCGGTGATCGTGGCGAGTTTATTGGAGCGTATGCAGTAGCTCATTTCAAGGATGGTGGGCACCAAATGGAATTTATGCCGAAGGGTGAAATTGAAAAACGTCGAGGTCGTTCAGCTTCAGCGAATTCCAACTATAGTCCGTGGAAGACCGACTATGAAGAAATGGCGAAGAAAACAGTGGTTCGTTATATGTTTAAATATCTACCAATTAGTATCGAGGTTCAATCACAAGCGCAGCATGACGAAGTGGTTCGCAAAGAGATTACAGAAGAACCAGAATTCATTGAAGCTGATCCAATTGAAGTGGAACAACCAACCGAAGGAGACGGAAAAGGTGATGTCGTGATTGAAGGTGAGTAACAAATCCAAAGTGTTTCTCTCTCGTAAGTTGTGGGAGAAAGTACAATCAAAAGATGATTTGAAACAGTCGATTGTATGTTATATACACCAGAGCTATCCAGGTTATCGGATAGAGAAAGTCATTAAGGAAAATGAGTCTTACATCGCGATTTGCACAAGGAGGTAGACGGTATGGGTAATGCTGTATCTGAAATTGGAGGATTAAACCTGAAGGGAAATGTGGTAGATAATGAATGGTTTAATCACATCACTTTCAATAATGGGAAGCCACATATTGTAGCTATTATGGTTTTAAGTGAAATTGTTTACTGGTACAGGCCTACGGTTATACGTGATGAAATAAATGGGAAAATCACTTATAAGAAAAAATTCAAGGCTGATAAATTACAAAAGAACTATCAGCAATTAGCAGATACCTTTGGTTTTACAAAATTACAGGTAAAAAGAGCATGCGATTTGTTAATAGAGATGATTCTTATCAATATTGAATTTCGTACTATCCATGTAGAGGGAAAAGTTTTGAATAATGTGATGTTTGTTGAGCCAGTAGCATCAGAAATAAAGAAAATATCTACTATGTATCAACAAGTTAATGAAGACCCTGGTGACTTAGAAGTACCCCACCCTCTAACTTCAAAGTCACCACCCTCCTTACTTGAAAGTAATGACCCTCCTAACTTAGAAGTAAGGACAAATACAGAGATTACTACAGAGATTACTACAAATATAGATGATGATAACCATCACCCGTTAATTGATCTACAGTTTAAAAATAGCTTAGAACACCTAATGAAAAGTAACATTCCATTAAGTGTAGTTGCAGAGCAGGAGTTAGGAGAGTTTTGTGATTTGTTTGGTAGTGAATTAGTAAAAAGAGCTGTCGATAAAGCGATTGATGAAAATGCTCCACGATGGGCGTATATTCGAAAGATTTTAATGAGCTGGCAAAAAAGTAACGTAAAAACAATGGCAGATGTAATCAAGCTAGATGAGGATTATAAAAATCAAAGAGGTGGTGTAGGGAATGCAACACGTCGGGGACGCACTGGCAGAGGTTTTGGAACGGGCAGAAATTATGAAGAGGAAATTGCAAGCCGAGAACGTAACATGCCAAGCTTCATTAAACGAGTATAGATGTATAAAGTGTCAGGATTCAGAAGTAATTTTTTATGAAGAAGTTAATCAATTTGGTATGCGAGTGGCAATGCAAAAGGATTGTGAATGTAAAGCGCAACGAGTATTAGAGCGTAGATTAAAAAACGCAATGATTCCAGAAGAATTTACGGATGCTCGGTTTGATTCATATAAGCGAGAAACACAAGAACAAAAGCTTCTGTATAGCACAATGGGGAAATATTTGCAGAGCTTTAAAGAAATAAAGGGAACAAAACAAAATAGCTTAGGTTTTATCGCAACGTTTGGTGAACTCCGGATTAAACAACTGGAACCAGCAAAGCGAGCGCAAGCGAAACGAGAACACAATAGTTTCGGACTCGGTAAAACACATTTGCAAGTAGCTGCAGCAAAGTACCTCATGAAACAGGGTTATAGTGTATTGCTTATATCGGACGGAACTTTCATGGATGATTTAATCGCAGCTAAGATGATGAACGATGATAAGAAAGAATTTAATAAATTACTGAATCACGCAAAACAAGTAGAGGTCCTTATATGGGATGACTTAGGTAAATCAAAATGGTCGGAAGCGAAAGAGAATCTCTACTATCAAATTATTGATTTTCGGTATCGCCATAATTTACCGATTTTATATAGCTCTAATGAAGATGATGAAACTTTACCTGAAAAGATAGGCTTTGCAGCAAAGAGTAGATTGTTTGGCATGAGTAAACATTACCTAATCGCTGTAGAAGGCGAAGATTATCGTGAGAAGGAGTGAATGAAATGTGCATTACATGCAGTAACATCGGCGTAATTCATAAAGAAATTTATCCTGGGATGATAACGATCGAGGGCTGTACTTGTGAAGTAGCAATTCAGCAAGAAGCTATACAAAAAGAAAATTGGGATGCTTGGTTACAAAAGTTTGAAGGATGGAAAAGAGAGTTACTGCATGGGCAACGTGTCGGTTGAGAAAACAGCCAGTTGATTACGAATTAAGGGGGAGCAATTAAGATGACGATGCGTTACAAGTTCAAACTCACTACCATTTTCGAACATTGGGCAAATGAGAAAGTTGTGGTTGCGGAAACTGAAAGCAAAGCAAAATTCCTTTACTGGCAGCAATTCAGAACAAAAATTTTAACAATGTCGATGGCGGAATTTATGAAGTTTGTAAAGTGCGAAAACGAAGGGGTATTTGATATCAAGCAGATGTACAGTACAGAAGGTGCTTTTAAGAAAATGCAAAACTTCCGAAATCTACATTTTGCTTACATGGGTATGCGAGTAAATGTAGCTGGCATGTGGGGGACAATCGTTGGGAACTGGAAAACTAATTTGTTTGTTCTGTTCGATGGGGAAATAGCGAAGCATAACTGCCATCCATATTGGGAAATTGCGTACTACGATGATGAGGGTAATGTAATCCGTAGCTACCAGAAAGGAGAATATGCGATATAAGTAAAAAAGGACGAGCAGTCGTACCTGCTGTCCTTTATAGGAGAAAAATTATTCTGGATTAGAACTACGAATAACCAGAAAACGTGCTTTAAAACATTGTTGTCAAAGATGTAATAATCTATGCAACAAAAAAGCTTAGTCGGAATTCAAAACACCAAATGGCTTGCATTGGTAACAGGCTCACAACTAGTATATGTAAAATGAAAAATTCCATACAAAAAGCAGACAACATTTTCGATTGTCTGCCAGTGAGTCGAATGAGTTAGCCAACCTTGAACGATTGCATTCCCATTGCGAGAAGAGTGAAGCTGCTAGTTCAAACAGCTTGTTATAAGTATTTTCAGTATTTCGAAAATTATGCAAGGAAAGCAGATAAGTAAAGAACCTACCTGCTTCTACTGTAATAAAAAAAGAGGTAGTAGCCGTGGATACGACGGCTTGAAAATAGTATGTATATTAATTTGAAAAACATTCAAGGGGTGAAGAAATATGGAATATTTAATAAATGGTGTCTATGAAATTACTCAGTTAATCAGTAAAGCAAAAGAGAAAAACAATGAGTAAATATAACAATAAAAAAGTTAGGTTAGACGGCCATGTATTCGATAGTAAGGCCGAAGCGGATTATTACTCAGGTTTAAAAGCCCGGCAAGCTGCAGGCGAGATTACAAGTTTTGAATTACAGCCAAGATTCAATTTGCAACCGGCATTTATAAAGAATGGTAAAAAAATTGTGGCAATTACATACAGCGCAGATTTCATGGTTTATTTGCCAAATGGTGATGTGGAAGTTATTGATATAAAAGGTATGGTTACGGAAACATTCGCGGTGAAAAGAAAGATGTTCGAATACAAATACCCGCATTTACAACTTATCTTGCTAAAGCATGTGAGGAAATACGGTGGCTTTATCACACTAGAGGAGTACAACAAATTAAAACGCGAAGAGAAAAAACTAAAACAAGCGAAATAAAGGGAGCGGATCATATGTCATATATCGAATTCAAACCAACGTTAAAGAAAGTGAATCTTAAAGCTGATGGCAAGAAAGAAATCGTGTTGGAAGTATCGGATTCATCCTTGAAAGGAAAGTTAGATTCTTTATCTGAAATGATTGATACGAAAGTTCTTATTGCGCTTGAATCAATGCAAGTTAATTTCAACGTGACTATCAACACAAAAACAAATGAGCCAGTTACACAATATGAAGTTGATGAGAAAGGCATTGTGCAAGAAATAAAGCCGTCATTTGAACAGTTAGAAGCAGATTTTGATATCCCTGAAGAAAAGATTCAAACGCGCGAAGAGAAAGAACAAGCAGATCGAGAAATTGTTGATGAATTTATTATAAGTGGTCTAGCACCAAGTTTTGATGGATTGCCGAAGAAACTCCCTGAAATAGTGAAACGTCGTCTTGAAGGTGAGTCTTACTTAAAACTAGCAAATGAATTGGATATGTCGTCGGGGCAAATCATTGAAGTAATTGATGAATATCGTAAGCGTGTAGCCCCATTAGTCTTGAAATGGCACGAATGGAAAGAAAAACAACCAGAAACATCACAGCAGCCAAAGGTAGAGGAAAAGGATGAAAAAGAGGATGAGCAAAAGGTAGAAAAGAAATCGGAGCAGGAACCGAAAGTATCTGATGAAGATTTAGAAGCGTAATCTTTTGGGGGAATCAAAATGAAACTTACAAATGAAGAACGAACAGCACTCACATATGAACTCGGTGATATCATCGAGCAAAAATGCAGACGGTGTTATTACAATCGATCATCAAATGAAAGCTTTAGTGTTAATGAGTGTAAAATGTGCCCGACTGGGGAAAAGTTACGCCAGTTGGGTAGATATCTTGATATACAGCCGAAAAAGAATGGTGGACCTAGAAAGAGAGTTCCAGTTGGATTAACACCTGAAATAGTGAGGGATTTGAATCAACAGGGAATTTCAGATAAAGAAATCAGCATTATGTACGATCGTAGTTTTACCTATGTTGGGAAGCTCAAGAAACAGTGGGAAAGTGAAGGGAAATGGACGGGGGCTACTGATATGAGAGAAATGAAAAGGCAGAAATTCTGAATTTATGATTTGTAAGGGAAAGGAAGTAAAACTATGAGATTGAAAAGTCTGGGTTCTATTGAATTAATAAATAAAATTAATAAATTGGAATTTAACGATATATTTGTTATCATTGTAAACGATGGAAATATTAAGCTAACCCAATTGCCAGAACATGGTGAAACAAAAATAATAACACACCAAGGAAAAGTGAAAAGGGTTAGGTTTGATGAAGGAGAAGAGTTTTAGTGATTAAAAGGTTATTTTATTATTTATTAGTTTTTGTAATAGGTTCTGTTATTTGTGGCCTATTAAGAATTATGAATGAAAAATTAGGTGAATGCATAGGTTCATTGTTTATTAGTGTATATATGTTAAAGGCTTATTATGATTGTATGAATAGTACATTTTTTAGAAAGCGTTTGATACGTAATAAAAAAGTAAAGTATGCAACATTACAAGAATGGGTCACAGGAAAATATAAAGGGTTTTACGAATTAGAGAATAAAATATTTGAAGGAGAAGCTAAAACGGATTGTTTAGATAATTTAAGAGTAATTAGACGTCAAATTTTAAAGTTAGGGAAAGAAAAAGCAAAGCTATTTCGTGCTCATTTAAAAGTTGTAGATAAAAACGAGTCATACATTGAATTTTCAATTAAATTTATTACTACGATGGTTATGGGTATATTTTTATGGGCTGTAAAAAGTATATTGTTTAAAGAAGGGGCATCTTACGGTTTTGAGGAAGTTATTAATTTAATAACTTATTGTTTGCTTATTGTTATTTGTATATCATCTATTATTAGTAATAATTTAGAGTATTGTTATAAGTCAAGAGTGTTACTTGAGGTAATTGATACTATAGATGATGAGGAGTACCTAATGTAAGTTCTACCAGTTAACTGGAGAACATTAGTCAAAAGACTTAATTAGTTTTTTGATTAATGTTCTTTTTGTTTTTGTGGAAAATAACGGAATGGGGTATCGTATGAATCAATTGTCATTTTTTGAGGACATCGATGAAAAGGAGATGCGTAGACTTGTGGTGAAGGAGCTGAAAAACTACAAAGCATTGTGCGTCCGGATGAAGAATCAAGAAGAACAGGCTCAAGCTGGGTGCGTGGTTCTTTTTCCTAAAATGAAAGGTGACGATAAAAATCATGAGATACGTTTTAAACAAATTGAACGGACGTTACAGAAAGCGCTTGATAAAGAGCAGCAGCAGATTATTGAGTTGAAGTATTTGGGGAATGAGAAAGTCAAAGATTCCTATGTTTATAATGAGTTGATGATGAGACGCGATAACTTTTATGAGAATAAAAAAGTAGCTATCCGTTTGATAGCTACTGCTTTGGGGATTATATAAAAAAAAGACACTATAAAAGTGTCTTTTTTAAAAATTTTACTCTATATTAACTTTGGGGAAAGGAATGCTAGAGTATTAGTTTAGCGTTACCATTATTTTATTTAGTAACTTGTGTTGATCCAGCTGGATAATAGAGTCCATTTTTTGCTTGAACATAGCCGTAAATTGTAGCATCTTCTTTTATTTCTGGATACTTCCATAATGGTAAGCTAGCTTTGGTATAATTAAGTTTTGAACTGCTTGATTTTGTATTTACATAATGAAAGTATGAAGGCGATTCTTCTGATCCAGCTGGATGATCCGCATCAAAAGACCATAACACTTTTTTGTAGAATTGTGTATTAAAGGGGTTTTCCAAATTATAAATTTCAAGTTGAATATTTTTCCCTACAATTTTAGCACTAGTCCGAGCATTAATGTTTTCTTGTAAGTTGTTGATTTGTAACTGTGGACTAGAAATGTTTATGAATTGCTTTGAATTTAACGATGACTCGTACTCTGCAGCGCTGGCAGTTGTTGTACCAAATAAATTTAAACCACTTAATCCAATTGCGCCTGCTAAGGCCATTCCCGCAAACTTCTTTATTTTTCCCATTCTATAAAGCCTCCCTATGTTTTTTTAGGAATATATCTTTCCTTTACGCTTTCCAGTCTATATTTGACATAATGAACTGTAAATGCGTTTGTTTAGACAAAATTATACAATTTTCTTAAATAATGTATAATAATTCGTCGTTCAAAAAGTTGTCAAAATTTAAAAGTGTTTCCTTAGAGAAAAAAACGAATGGTTTATGCAAAGTTTGTATATTAATTTATTGTTTAAATATTCAAAAATGAGTTGATAAAGGTATTTGAAATAATTTTTCGAAAAATGAATAATTAAGTGAAATGATTTTTTATGCAAAATGGAGGATGGAATCAGATTTTAGGAGAGTTGGATTTTAAAAAATAGATTTTATATTAGTGAAAATGAAATTCTAGTATTTTGTACTATTGATATAGATGGTATATGATGTGAACGTTCTGCTTTCCATATGGTATTTTCTTTTGGTCCTGCCTTATGGTAGGGCTTTTTTATTCATGGTATTATATTTTTATATATGGATTTAATATATCGGAAGGGGACTACATACATGATTACAGAAGAAAAACAAAAAATTTTTACTGATGAATGGAATCAAATATTAGAAGAGGTTGCTCAATTTAGAAGGAATTCTTTCTCAAATTGGATTTGGTTTAGAGGGCATTCAGATAAAGATTATGAATTAGATTCAGGTTTGTTCCGTGTATCTAAGAATACTGAAAAAAGATATAGCAGGGATGAATATCTACATATGGAACATAACTTGAGCCAGAGTTTTAAAGCACAAGCTTCTACATTTGTAAAAGAAGATTATATGGAGTCAATGTTTATAATGCAACATTATGGATTAAAAACAAGGTTATTAGATTGGACCGACTCTTTTTCTACAGCATTATTTTTCGCTTTTAATGAATGGAAGTACTCTGAGGGTGGCGATGCTTCTATATGGCTATTGGATCCTCATGCATTAAATAAAAATTTACATAATAATGACGGCATATATACAGTTGATGATATAAAAAATGTACATAGTGCGGAGGATTTATCTAATTTTATGGAAAAAAATAAAGAATTTGATGGAAAATCATTTGCGGTTTACCCATCAAAAAATAGCCCTAGGTTATTATCGCAAAGCGGCTTCTTTACTCTTCAGGGGAATTCATTAAAGACGCTGAAAGAAGAAATAAATGAATTTTGTGCGAATCCAGAAGAAATATTAAAGCAAATAATCTTACCAAATAATTTGGTTGAATGTATTTATGAATATTTAACAATTAACGGAGTAAGCCATTTTACCGTTTATAATGATATGGAAAACTTATGTAAAACTTTAAATATTGATTTTGCAGAAAGTGTATTTGATGAACGATTAAAAGAAATTTCTAAACACTATTAAGTTAGGTGTAATATATGAATTTTAAATTACCAATAAAAAAGGTGATAAACTTGGGGGCATTTTCGGGGATTTCTCAAAACAGAATCAATATTACGCTTTACCTATACAGTTCTTTGAAAAAAGAATAGTGTGGGGATAGCGTAGCCCCTTTATCAAAACGTTACTCGGTCGGAATGGACGGGGAAAGAAAAAGATGAAAAGCCTAATTACATTTATATATAAAGCCGCGGTGCGTGAGTGTCGTGGCTTTTATGTTTCTTATTGAGCTTTAAATTATTATTTTAGGTTCAAAATGTATATAATTTTCTAATATGTAGGATTTGATTCTTTTTTGTCGAATATAATAAATCGAAAAAAGAAAAAGGGGTGAATCATATGGCAGTAATAACTTTAAACGAACTATTTGATGTAGTCTCAAGGGAGCGATATTCTAATCGTACATCTCATCAAGCTGCTGTTTTAATAGAAACGTTAAATGAAAGTGGCGTTGTAAAAATAATAGATGAAAACTATATTTTATATCCAAAGAATTTATTTAGAGAAGATAAGGATGTGGAATTATTCTTCTTCAAAAAAAAAGAAATTATTGTTTGTAAAATAAATGCGGATGGTGATGTATCAGTTCAAAATTTCTTATCTAAAAATGTTGATAAATTTGAGATGAATAAGTTAAACGCAGATAAACAAACAGTTGAATTATCTATACATATTACAAATGAAGAACCTATTCATCTTTCAAACAAAGGAGATACTAACCAATATTGGAGTCGGAAGTTTTATACTTTGATTTTAGATATTTACAATAATTTCAAGTGATTGATTAAGCATCCATAATGGGTGCTTTTGTGTTTCGTATCTCTCCTGATATGTTCATGAGAGACATAAAACTAAACAATTCAAGGCAATAATTAAATTTATATATAGTAAAATACATATTTAATGTATAATTGAAGTGGGAGGCGATTTAATGGATTCAGATATTGTAGTGGCAATTATAGGTGGAGTTATAACATTTGCTGTTGGAGCAGTTTCTGCATTAGCCGGCTATAAAGGGGCTATTAATGGAGCTAAGATTCAGATAGAAAAAGCGAAAAATGATGCTTTAGCAGCAAAGAAGGAAGAAGAAAAATTAGCTAGGAGATTTATTGAATCATTTTTGTATATTGAAATAAGCGACAATTTAGAGATTATCTCATATGAAACAGTACAGGCTTTTAAAAATCAGGCTGATGGTACATTAGTTGGTGGTTATATCATAAATACTTTTAATTTTGAAGATGATACATACAATGAGGTTAAAGCTCAATTAAATAAAATTGACGATTTATTATTTGTTGCAGATATTATGTCAATATATCAATGTTTTAGAAAAATAAATCGAGTTCACAAAATTCATGATTTGAAAAGCGAAGAAGCCAAAGAAATCTATACAACGTTAAATAAGTGGATAAATAAATTAAGTGTAAGCACTTCTAATTGAGGTGCTTTTTTATTTTATTAAAATCAACACAAGGGGTGAGGTGAAATGTAAATGTCGAAATACGATGCTTGGTTAACCAAAGAAGGATTATTAAAAATAGAAGGATGGGCACGGGATGGACTTACAGAAGAACAAATTGCTCATAATATAGGAATTAAGAGACAAACCTTGTACGAATGGAAAAAACGATTTTCTGTCATTTCTTACGCCTTAAAAAGAGGAAAAGAAGTTGTTGATCGTGAAGTTGAGAATGCTTTATTAAAGCGTGCGCTAGGGTATACCTATGAAGAAGTTACAGTAGAGCGCGAACAAGTTACTGAGGGCGAGTTTGAAAGCGTAGAGACCAAACGTGTTAAACGGCAGGTTCCTCCTGATACAACTGCTCTTATCTTCTGGTTAAAGAACCGAAAACCGGAAGTCTGGCGTGATAGAAAAGAGATTGAGAATAGCGGTAATATTAATCATGGTGTAAATATCGTCATTGGCATTCCTGATACGGAGGAAGAATCCAATGAGTAAGGTTATTGTATTTCCTTATAAGCCACAATCTCGGCAAAAACTCTTTCATTTTACAACTACAGATAAAAAATATTGGGCTGATGAAGTTTTATATGGTGGTGCGGCAGGTGGTGGGAAATCTGCTGCGATTGTAGGTGACGCATTTAAGAATGCGGTAAAGTATCCAGGCATAAATATCTTGGTGCTACGTCGTACATTAGGAGAACTGGAAGGCTCTATATTATTAAAGATGCTTGAATGGTATCCGCGTGAGATATGCAAATACAATGCGTCTAAACACGTATGGGAAATTAAAGTGGGGAATGCGGTTTCTCGTATTTGGTGTGGGTATTGCGAACAGGAAAATGATGTATATCGTTATCAAGGAAAAGAGTTTGAGATCATTTACATGGATGAAGCAACTCACTTCACTTATACACAGTTTAAATACCTTAAATCTCGTAACCGTACATCGAATCAACAAGCACTTGCATTAGGATTACGTCCACAAATGAAGCTCACAACGAATCCTGGTGGCGTGGGTCATGTATGGGTGAAAAAACGGTTTATAGATATTGGGGAATGGGAGCAAGTACATGAAGTACAAGAGGTAGATGATGAAGAGAATCCTCTTTTTGTAAGAGGGAAACCAGTCATTACAAATCGTATCTTTGTTCCTGCAAAGCTATCAGATAACCAATATATTGATGAAGATTATGAAGCGAAGCTGATGACGATGGAAGAAAAGCTACGCCGTCAATTATTAGATGGTGACTGGGATGCAGTAGAAGGACAGTTCTTTAGTGAATTTAGTCGAGCAATCCATGTTATTAAACCATTTGCTATTCCTCATGATTGGAGAAAGTTCCGTATGATGGACGAAGGATACAATGATCCATACGTCTGTTTATGGGGCGCTCTAGACCGTGAAGGAAACTTGAATATTTACCGTGAGTTTGTAAAAAGTAAATTACTTTCCAGTGAGCAGGCTCAAACAACATTAGATATGACAGGAGAGGAACCCATAGAGTACAGCGTGGGGGATACTTCATTCTGGAACAAAGGGAAAACAAGCGGTAAGAGCCCTGCTGAAGTATTCGCTGAAATGGGTATACCTATGATACAAGCGACAAAAGAGCGTGTGAATGGCTGGAAAAGAGTCCGTGAGTGGCTGCATGTGTTTGAAGATACTGATCCGGTAACAGGCGAGACATTCCGAAATGCACGACTCAAGATATTTGAAACTTGTAAACATCTCATTGAAGCACTACCAGCTATGATTATTGATAATAAAAATCCAGAGGATATTGCGGATCATCCGTTAGATCATGCACCTGATGCATTACGATATGGCCTTATGTCCAGACCGCAACCTACGAAACCAAAGCTAAAGCCAGTGGATTACAGTACGGAAGCTCGTTTACATAGACGAATACAGCAAGTTACAAAACGAAATAGAAGGAAAGGAGGGCAACTACAATGACGTATGTTGTCTTTTTTGTTTTGGTCACAGTCATTGTATTCCTGGGTGTATTTGCATATGAAATGGAGCGTGTACACCAAGGAGAACGTGATATGTGGAAGCTAGAACGTAAAGAATTATATGATCGCATTCAAGCTCCATCTTTTTCAGAATACAAACAGGGAGAAGTGAAAATGGTGAAAGCACAGAAAGAAGAAAGCCCTGTACCAACATATCATTTAGAATAGGAGCGTGAACCAAATGGCAAAATTGTTTCGCTTAACTTTAGGTAGTATTGATAGATTCGCAGTAGCTGAAGATTATGATGAAATGTATGAAAAACGTGTAGAGATTGAACCAACGTTTGCTTATACACCTGTCGAGATTCAAGAATTGCAAATACCAGGTTATGAAATAGAAGCTCATGAAATTAAAGAAGAATCTAAACAATTGGATTCATTTATAGAAGGTGCTACAAAAGCGGAGTTAACGGAATATCTTGAAGAAAAGGGTATTGAAGTGAAAAGTAAAGCGACTTTAAAAGAGTTAAAAGAGCTTGCGTATCAAAACGTGTAAGCTCTTTTTTGTGTGAAGGCGGTGAGAATTATTGTTTGAGCTTAATAAACCAAAAGAGCAAAAACAAGAACAGAAACGTCCTGACGATTGGGTGTCTTTGGTGGAGGAACGCATTACCCAAGCTGAAGATTGGGAAGAGAAACGTCAAATGATGGCACAAGTAAATTATTATCGTGGTAATCAATGGCTTGTATGGAATCCGACAAGTAAAAAAATGATTACGGCACCACTTGAAAATGGTGAACAGCGAATTACGGTGAACCAAATCCGACCACGTATGATGGTAAAGCTTGCAAAACAAATTAAAAACCGTGTGAAATTCGATGTCATACCTGATAGTAATGATGAAACACGCATTGAAATTGCAAAAGCAGCATCCAAATTCCTGAAATATTGGTGGGAACAAACGGGTATGGACCGGAAAACGCGTGATATCTTCCTGAATAACGGTATAAAGGGCTGGTGCGCTACCAAAGTTTACTTTGATGCGGAGACAGGACAAGATATTACACCACAAGAAGGCGAGATTGGATTTGAAGAAGATATGCAGAATTTGTATACAGGTGAAATTCGGTGTCGTATTTGCGATCCACTCACTGTATATATTGATCCTGCTGCCGAGATGGATGAAGAGATTCGTTGGATTGTAGAAAGAAAGCCACGTGATATTGATTATATTAAAGAACGTTATGGAAAAGATGTTGCTGCTGATGAAAATGTAGGATTTGCAGCAACGTTTGATGTGACACCACAAAATGGATGTAATTCTACAAGTAAAAAGCGTCCGAATATGGCGATGGTGGATGAAATGTGGATTAAGCCATGTGGTACGCATCCAAATGGCTTAAAAGTTACGATAGCAGGCGGACAATTGCTGGATATGGATGATAATGCAGGAGACATTCCGTTTTTTATCTTTGGTGATATTCCGATACCAGGTAGCGTAAAAGCTGAAGCATTTATCAAAGATATGTTGCCAATTCAACGGGAAATCAATATTATACGCTCTATGTTTGCTACACATGCAAGGAAAATGGGTAATAGTATGTGGCTTGTGCCAATGGGTTCTAGTGTGGATGAAGATGAAATCACCAATGAAGAAGGCGGTATTCTTCACTATACACCGATTGAAGGGGCAAGACCTGAACGTGTACCACCTCCTGATATTCCAAGTTTTTATGATCGTATCTTAAATAATCATGATGCTGATATTGATGATTTATCAGGCGCGCGTGAAATCTCACAAGGACGTTTACCTGCAGGATTAGATACGTATAGCGGATTATCTCTTATGGTAGAACAGGAGAATGAGAAGCTTGCAGTTTCATCTCAAAACTATGAGTATGGCATGAAACGTTTATTACAGCGTGTACTCATGCTTATGAAGAAACATTATACCGAGGAACGTATGGCGCGTATTCTTGGTCCTGATAATGATATTGAATTAGTAAGCTTTACTGGATCAGATTTAAGTGGTGGAGAGGATATTAATATTATACAAGGTTCTTCCCTTCCGGAAATGAAATCAGCACAACAAGATCGCATCATGACTATGTGGGATAAAGGGGCAATTGTGAAGAAAGATGGTTCACCAGATACACAAGCTTTCTTAAAGTTGATGGGTATGGGAGATAGTAATGAACTGTTTGAAATGCAACAGCTCGATGAAAATAAGGCGAAAATGGAAAATAAGCAATTCCAACAGATTGCACAGCAACCAGAATCTCTTCAAGCATTGCAACTATACACTATGCAGCAGCAACAGTTTCAAGACCAAGTTCAAGCGATGCAAGTACAAGGTGTAGACCCAATGCAAGCAGGAATGCAACCGCCACAACTACCACTTGTGACACCACAGGTGCGTGACTTCTATGACCATGATGTACATGTATATATTCATAATTCTTTTCGAAAATCAAGTTTGTATGATGAGCTACCACCTGAAGTACAGCAGTTAGTTGATGAGCATGTCCAACAACATATGGAGGCACTTAATGCTCCAATGGAAGCTGATAAACAACAGCAAATGGAACAGGAACAACAAATGCAGGAAGAGCAGAGGGCTATGAAAGAGCAGGATTTACAGTTACAACATCGCAAGTTAGATATTGAAGAGAAGAAAGTAGAAAAATAAATTAAGAGATAAATAAGTCGCTAATAAAAAGCGGCTTTTTTATATACAAAAATTCGGGCGTTGAATGTGGACTTGCGCCCACCCACAGGAGGAAAAGAAGTATGTTAAAACCATTTCGTTTACATTTAGGGGATTTTCAATTCTTTAATGGTTTGGAAGATGGTGGAGAAGCAGTAATTGAAACAGCATCTTCTAGCGTTGAAGGTGGGGAAAGTGAACTCTCACATGGTGTAGGGGAGGTTACAAATCCATCTGAACAAGTTGAACAGCTACCAATAGAAAATAATCCAGAGGGGCAATCGCCTGCGGGACAAATATCAGAAAACATTGAACAATCGCAAGCTTTTGCTAAAAGGTTACAAGAACGTACACAAGCTGCTCTTGTGGAAGAACGTCAACGTTGGGAACAAGAAACTTCTGAACGATATGGTAACTATGATACGTATGACCGAGCGATGAATTTCTTTATGAAACAAGCAGGTTACAACGATCTTGATAGTATGATGCAAGCGATTGAACAACAAGATTTATTGCAACGTGCTGAAAAGTTTGGTGTAACTCCTGAAATTCAACAAAAATTAGAGAATCTTGAAGCAAAAGCTCAAAGGGCAGAAGAACTGGAATATCAGCGTGAACAACAACAATTAGCACAACGTTTTACGCAAGCATTAGGTCAATTTGCTCAGGAAAAGGAAACAGATGCTGCGGCGTTAGAACAATTCATGGTGGAACATAACGTTCCTAACTTTGAAGTTGCTTATAATGCGATGCGTGCCGAGCAGTTAGAAGAACAGCTTACTTCAGCAAAAGAAACTGCCATTCAGGAGTACTTGCAAAGCAAGAAAGCTCCGAGGGTAGAAGGAAGCGGTGCAACAGGTATTGTGTCTGATGAACCAACTACCGATTTTAAAGTTGCTCGTGAACGGGCGTTACAACGATTACAAGCAGCAAACCAACAAATTTAAGGAGGTATCCTATTTATGGGTGCTACATTAACGACATTAGCGGATGTTTTAAAAATTGATTATCTTCCAGGGATTAAAGAACAAATCAATAATGCAAACTATATTGTTTCGCAGTTAGAAAAGAAAGTGGAAAAGATTGATGGTGATGGATCGAACTTCTTGATACCTCACCACTTTGGGCGTAATACAGGTGTTGGTGCAGTCGCTGAAAACGGTAATCTGCCAACTGCTGGGCAACAGGCATACAAGAGTTCAACAGGTACGGCACGTATGGTAGCTGGACGTTTAGAGCTTACAGTACAAACGATTGAATCCTCAAAGAAAAATGAAACTTCTTATCTTCGTGCGGTAGAGTCAGAGGTTAAGGGATTAACAACGGATATGAAAAACTTCCGTGCACGTGTTACCTTTGGTAATGGTTCAGGGCGTATTGCAAATTGTACTGCACAAGCTACGGCTGCGAATGCACTTGTCGTAAGTAGTGTAAAAGGATTCTTCGTTGGGCAAAAGGTTGATATTGTTAATGCTTCAGGTGCAGTTACGTCAAGTGGTAGAACAATTACGGCAATCGATCGCACTGCAACTACAATCACAATTGACGGCGCGGCAGTTACTACGGCGGCAACAGATGGCATTGTTTCTAATGGTTCTTCTAATTTAGAACCGATGGGATTGAATGGAATTATTGATGATAAGCTAGCATTACAGACCTTAAATCCAGCAACGTATTCATGGTGGAAAGCAAATATGTTTGCGAATAATGGCACTACCCGTCCGATTTCGGATGCTTTATTACGTTTAGTCATTGATGAAACGTCAATTGTGAGCGGAAAAGAAACAGAGTTTCTGATGGGTTCACATGGTGTACGAGCTGCATATGAAGCTATGTTAACTTCAAATAAACGATATACAAACGTTATGCAGTTAGAAGGTGGATATTCTGCATTAGAGTTTGATGGTAAACCATTCTTAGTAGACCGCTATATGCCTGCAAATATTGTATGGGGTGGTAACTATGATGATTTAGGATTATATCGTGTGGCAGACCTTCAATTCATGGAAGAGGATGGTTCGATGTTCTCACGTGTACCGAATAAAGCAGCATACGAAGCGACGGCATATATGCTAGAAACAATGGTATGTCATGCACGTAACGCGTTCTGGCAGCTGTCAGATATTCAAGAAGCAACTGGATACACAAGATAGAATAATAGGCTAACTAGTAGTGAACTTTTAAATATATTGACTCTGGAATAATTTTTCTTATTGAAGAAAATTATGCAAATAAGCCTATTAATTGAATAGCTTTTGTGAGCTGAATGTTAATATAAACTTTAGGGAGGGATTATATTGCCAAAGAAAAATAGTAAAATGAAGAACAAAGATCCATTCGTTATGAATGAAGATTGTGTAAACAAATTTGTTTCGGATTTTCTTAAATCAAAAGGATTTAATTCTGTAAACTTTTTAGTTGGTAGAGAAAAAGGAATAGATGTAAAAGGTTCAAAAGACGGAAAAACTATTTATGTCGAATCAAAAGGATCACATGCTAATAATCATGATGAGGATACTGTATTTCAAACAAAACAAATAAAAGTTCATACGTATAATCAGATTGGTAAGCTAATGGAATATAAAAATGAAGGAGATGATAAGCTGCTTTTGGCTATGGCAAACCCAGATATACCTAGAATACGAGAGAGGGTAAATAGGGTAGCAAATAGTTTAGATAATTTAGGATTTATTCGTTTATGGGTACAGGAAGATCAAACGATAGAAGTTGAATATCCGTTGGAATTAGAAGGGGTTTTATATTCTCTAGGTTTACTGTAAATAAAGATTATTGAATTTTATGTTAATTTGTATATTCAAAAAAGAGCTGCGGCTCTTTTTTTGTTTTCTTTAAAGGAGGATGTAATGAACATTTATAAAAAACGAGGATTTCAACGGACATTTTTAAATGATATCTGTCATGTGGAAGGGCAATTGCAAGATTATGACCCTTACTTGTATATCATGTGGAATCCAAGTTCAGGTGAACATCTTATTATGGATGGGATGTTAGAGACGTCTATTATGAAAATCCCTCAGATTGGGTTTGAACAATTGGATTCAAGAATTGTAGATCATATAAAAAGGATCCATACGGTAAATGGTTTTTCTGCAGTACAAACGGTAGAAGATACAGAACAGAAGCGAAAGCGAGAGGAAGAGAGAAAGCTCAATGATTTAGCGGAAGATTATGCAAAGGAATCCAAAGAAGCGTTTTGGAACGTACATGCATATGGTCGTGTAGATGGCGTACAGAAATATGTACATGGTGTAAATGTGGGAGGGAATCATAGTGAATCTTCAAGAGCTAACCCTGCAAGTGAATCGGGATGTTGATGACATTTTTGAAAATGGGGATATTCAACATTGGCTCAATCGTGCATTAGATGATATAACCCCGATTGCAAGGATTGAAAAGAGGGTCATATTAGAATATCCGTACACATTGCCTAATGACGTACAAGATATTGAACGAGTGATGCAAACAAACAAAGTATTTCCGCGCATTCCTGTAGGAGAACAATATCAACAAGGTTATTGGGTGTGGGGAAATGAATTGATGATACAAGGTGGAAATCAACAACCTATTGAGGTCTATTATTATAAAAAGTTATGTCATCTAAAAGGGATGGAAGATGTACCTGAAATTGATAGTCCCTATCATGATCTATTAATTTTATACGCTGTTGGACAACTACAATTTATGGATGGAGACTACTCTGATAGGCCAGATAGTATGCAGCGATATGAACAACGTAGGCAACAATATGCCGTCTTTCGTGAGAAACGGAAAGTCAAAAGATCAAGTGTGCGAATGAAGACAATCCATGAGTATATGGATACTCCTACCTTCCTTACGGATTAAAAGTGGGTGATGAGGATTGAAGGATACTGCTGAATTCAAAGATTTTTCAATGGGATTAAATGATACAGTGTATTCAAATTTAATTGAGGATAAAGAACTAAGTAAAGTAGAAAATGCAGTGATTGGTGTGGGTGAAATTCGGAAACGAACAGGTTATAAGCAAGTTGCTTATGTAGGAGAGAAGATAACAGGTGCCTATACATTTCTCAAGTCTGATGGTACAAATGAGCTACTTATGATGGGTGACCGTCTGAGGAGATGGAATGGGAAGTTCTTTGTTGATATCCCGGGTGCGCCCTCTACTGGTGACAGAGCGAATTTTATAACGATGAAAGATCGAAAAGGAAATCGTGTTGTTTTAGTTGCAAATAATATTTCTTTAAAAGTGTATGCTGAAAATCAACTATCATCTGTTACGGCATATGTACCTACTCCGGATGAGCAAAGAAGTCCAGGCTTAAATGATATAGGTTCTTTATTTAACTGCAAATACATGGCTTTCTTTGGTGGACGGTTATTTGTTGTCGGTCATGACATAAAGAATCGGGTTTCATTCTCCCACATTGATCCAAAGCTTGGATACGCTGTATATGATTATTTCCCTGCCATTAATTTTTTTGATGTGGCAAGTAATGAAAATGATGAAATTGTAGGATTGGTACCGTTTCGTAATAGTTTAATTATCTTCTGTCGGTATTCCATATGGGCTTTATATGGGAAAACAACATATGATTATGAATTGGTAAAGATGAATACACCGACGGGCTGTATTGCATCTGAGAGTATTAAAGTAGTTGGGAATCAAATTTTTTATTTGAGTGATACACATGTATATGGATTATTCGCTAATGATTTTAATATGGTAAGTGCGCAAATTATAACCCAACAAATAGAGTCGACAATGCGTGCGATCCCACTTACAGAAAAAAGCAAAGCTGTTGCAGGTTATTTTGAAGGAAAGTACTATCTATCTTTTCCAAATGGAAAAACACTTGTCTATGATGGATTGCTAGCGTGTTGGACTGTCTATTCGAATATCAAAGCGGATGTGTTCGTAAACTATGATGGGAATTTTTATTTTGGAAGCAATAAAAATGCGTATGTCTTTCATAACGAATATCATGACGATGGAAAGCCGATTCCCTTTCGCATGGAAACCAAGTATCTTGATTTTAGTTTGATGACACAAGACAAAAAGATTCATCGGATATGGTTGCATAGTAATCAACCCAACGGGTATCGGTTAGGAGTAAAATTAGATTTTGAAACTAAGCAGGTAGATGGTACAAGACCAGATGCTGCGAATGTTTCCAATTGGGATGAAGCGATTTGGGATCATAATACATTTGATAGGATCGAAATGTATATTAATCGACTACGTGTAAGTAGTCGAACGAAAAAAATAGGCATGATTATTGAGGACGTAAATCATATACGTCCTTTTGTTGTATACGGCATCGGGATTCAGTATGAATTGAAAAGAAGAAAGGAGACGTCCTATGGTACAAATTCAAAGAAAATATAATTTTATGCCAGGTACAACCATTTCATCCGGGCAAGTAAATGATGAATTTACGAATCTAATTAACGCTCATAATGACAATGATGGGATTTTACAAAATTTAAATGAGTACGGATTCTATAAAAATAATGTACGAGCAGGAAAGACAGAGTTTATTCAGGTAAGTCGTGGGCAAACGTTGCAGAAACAAATCTTATTTAATCCTGCCTTTTCCCAAATTCCATTTGTTACAGTGACAGCGGCTAATGGAGATATTGGTACAGGGGACATAGTGGTATATCTTTCACAAGTTACGGTGACTTCTTTTACACTTACTTTGCACAATAAAAATACAACAAGAGATACTTCACTGGCTTTTCATTATATTGCCATTTCAATGGGATGAGGTGATTTTGTATGGCTAATTATCCAGTGTTTACAACGCCAGAACGGCGTAATTTAAGTATGCAAGATGCACGCTTACAAGCGAATGATGAGCTTGGTTCTTTATATGAAAGAGCATTGCAAAACATTCAAACGAGTGTGGCGGATAGTCAGACGCAAGCAGCAGAACAAGCAGCCGCAAGAGGGATGGGGAGCTCGGGTTTATCACAAGATGCGATGAATAAAATCGCGATTGCAGGTTTATCGCAAAGAGGAAATTTAGAAGCAGAGCGTACACAAAAGATTGCTGCTTTATCTCGCCAACTTATGGAACGTGACCAAGACCTTGGTTTCCGTGAACGCCAACAGGCGTTTCATGAATGGAGCGGAGAACAAGGAATAAAGATGGATCAAGACCGTTTTGAATATCAACAGAAAAATGATTTAAGAAACCATAATTTTGATAGAGATCGTTTCGATTATCAAAAGCAAAATGACATATTAAATCGTGATTTAGAGCGTGATAAGTTTGATTATACGAAAGACAAAGATTGGAGAGATTATCAATTTGATACAAAACGATTTGACCATCAAGTGAAAAATGATGATCGAAATTATGGTTTAGAACGAGATCGGTTTAATCATACAGTTTCTAATGATGATAGAAACTATGGCCTGGATTTAAATCGTTTCAACCACACTGTGAAAAATGATGATCGAAATTACGATTTAGACAAACAGCGTTTTAATTATACTATTTTTACTGATGGTAGAAACTATGGTCTTGATAAAAAGAGATTTGACTATCAAATGAAAAATGATGATCGAAATTATAGTCTTGATTTGAGTCGTTTTAATTACGGAAAGGAAAAAGACTTGCGTGATTATAATCTTGATTTGAGTCGATTTAATCATTCCGTAAATAATGATAATCGGAATTACAATCTCGATTTGAATCGTTTTAATTATGGGCGAGAAAAAGATACACGGGATTATAACTATCAAGTAAGCCGGGATAATGTATCGGATAACCGTTGGCAGCAAGATTATAATTATCGAGCAGGCAGGGATGGTGTATCCGACAATCGCTGGCAACAAGAATTCAATTATCGTTCTGGAAGGGACGGAGTAGCCGATAACCATTGGCAACAGGAGTATAACTTAAAAAAGCAAGCAGCCGCCTCTAGAAATAGTGGGGGTGGCTCACGAGGAACGTCAGGTGGTGGAAGTTCTTCTAGCAGTTCACCAAGTTTAAGCTCAAGATCTTCATTGAATGGTTATACACGCGATCAAATCGATTGGTATAGTAACCCAAGTAATGCCCCGTATGCATATGGACAAAAGAAGGAAGAAGTAAAGAAAGCACCATCTTATGCTGAGTCACTGTTAATGAGGAAACCATGGGAGTCTTCGTTGTTACAACAGTTTGGACCGAAAGGATTTCGATAAGGAGTGTGAAGCATGCCTCGCAAAAAGAAAAGTGACATAGAAAGAGAACAAGCTTCTTCCATGGTGAATGATTGGCAAAAAGAAAATGGAGGATTGGATGATAATCAACGTGCAACGCTTCAAAGGATGATTGAATTAAATTCAAATACAGCACAGCAAGATGTTCGGCGTGTGGATTATTATAGCGGAAACGAAAAGAAATATGAAAAGAGTACGCAACCCATTCAAGTTCGGAATGAAAATACAGGTAGTCTTGTAAAAAAGAAAAAAGAAATCTTTGCATTGAGAAATGGTGAGGAAGATGAAACAGTAGAGAACGTGTATCAAAACAATGAGTTTGATAAAAGTAATGAGGAGCACCGAAAACCACCAGAGAAAAATCCATACTTGGAACGAATTAAAGCCTCTAACAGTATTTCGCAATCCACATCCACGGATTGGTTGAAGCAACAGGAAGAGGAAAGTAGTGCAAAGAAGATGATGGGTATGATTGGTAGTATTGCTAAACAGCCACCTCAGGAAGGTGGTTTTTTTGATGATTTAAAATTTGCTGCTCAAAAGTTTGGTGAAATGATTAAACCACCTGAAGGGAAAACTCGTCAGCAGGTTTGGGATGAGTACATGAAAGATGGTGGAAAAAGTGAAACGACAAAAGAAGTAAATCGCTTTGCAACTCGTACAATGGATTCCACTTTACTCAACGCGCCAAGTGCAGCAATGAAAAAAGAAAGAGGACAAGATGCAGTCGATTGGCAAAATCATCGTGAAGGTATTGGAGAAAACATTGCGGACTTTACTTCTATGGGACTCGGATATGTGCTACCTGGTGCGGGTGCGGCGAAGATAGCTGGTAAGCTAGGACTTACCGCGAAGGTTGGAGAAACTACTTCTAAACTCGGAAAGATAGGGCAATACGCAAAAGAAGGTGCTGCGACAGGGGCTCTTATCGCAGGGGCAGAAACACCAGCAAAAGCATATGTGAATCCTGACCAAACGATAGAAGACCATTTGAAACGGATTGGGGTAGAAACAGCAGCAGGGGCAGCTATTACCCCTTTTGCTTATGGAATTGGTAATGCGATTAAAAGCTTACGGAATTCAAAAACTAACACTACCAATACTTCTAACGTGGCTGATGCTGTAATTCAGCAGGAAAGACAACAAAGGGAAATAACTAATCAAGCTGTGGAAGAACAAGCATTACAAGGTACACGTATCAAGAATGAGCCGGAATCTTTACCGATTAAAATTGAATCAGAAAACAATGCTTTTTTTAAAGAATATGATGATGCCATAAATGAACAATATAACTATTTGAAAAATTCTTCGGGTAAAGGTGTAGAACCAGGTGGGATTATTCGTGATGAATTAGGTAATGTTGTTGATCGGTATGGGCGTATTTCGAATAATCCATCTTGGTACCAAGAATTTTATAAAGCAAATGGAAGGAAACCAAATAACACGGAACTTCGTGAATTGGCAGAAAATCATGTGCGCAATGGGTATCAAGAAAATGGGGTTGATATTCCTTCTTGGAGTCCATCATCTGTTAAAAAGATTGATGAGAAAATTGAACAGGCAACGGCATTAATTAAACAAAATCCTTCTGACCAAGAAGCGTTACAACCAGTAATTGATGCACTCAAGCAGGAACGAGAAATCGGATTACAAAAGTTTTATAAAGAACTAAATGGTAAGAAAGCTTCTTCAAATGGTGATCTACCAGACGATGTACAAGCGATGCGTAATGCACCTCCGGTCATCCAATCCGCTATGGCGCCAGATGGGCGTACGATTACGCAGAAAAAGTTAATGGATAGTTTCCGAGATAATCTGGGTATCACGCTTCGTACGGGACGCATGGGAGTGGGAGACGATGCAGTTTCGGGGATTTATAAGACCAATCCCGAAGTCATTCGTACACGTGATTATGGGGACTTAGAAACGTTAGCGCATGAAACAGGACATCATTTGGATAAACAATATGGTTTGAATGACTCGAAATTTGATGATGAATTAATGAAACTTGGTGCTCATACTTCAGGGGGAAACTATACGCCTGAACAAATTCGTCAAGAAGGTATGGCGGAATTTATGCGCCGTTACTTACTAAATCCAGCAATGGCAGAAAAAGAAGCACCTGAATTTATGAAGCATTTTCAAAACACTATTCCGAAAGATGTACAAAAAGGATTGCAGAAAGTACAAGAAGGTTCACAAATATGGGCGAATCAAGGTGACGAAGCGCGTTTCCGTGGGAAAATTAATGTGAATGAAAAACCGAGTGGTCTTGAGCGTGTGAAACAAGTACTGCAAAAACTACCAAATTCGAAAGAAGAGTTATATACAGATGTAATGGATAGACTTTATCCGATTTCTAAAGCTGAAAAGGAGATACTAGGGGGAGAATTGGCGGATGCTTCTGTTTCTCCTTATAAGAAGGCAAGGCTTGCCGCAGGAACGCCTAAAAAGGCCCAAATGAAAGTGGAAGAGTTCCATAATATCTTTGGAGATTCAAAGGTTGATATGGCAGATATACGGGATTATGTGACCGCTATTCATGCACAGGATTTGGAGAAACAAGGTATTAAAACAGGGTTTACCCCTGAAGAAATTGAAAAAACGATTACTAAATTTGATAAGCCTGAAATACAAGAAGCGCATCAAAAGATTAAAGAGTACAACGATTCTTTACTAGATATGCTAGTGGATGGACACATGTTATCCAAAGATGCAGTTGCCGCAATGCGTGAAAAGCACCCAAACTACATGCCATTCAATCGTTATTTTGATGAAGAAGGTGTGGGTGAAGGTTTCGGTGGAGGAAAGGGCTTTGTAGATTTAACCAATCCGGTTAAGCGTATAGAGGGTTCGAGTCGAAATGTCATTGATCCGTTTGAAAGTATTGTAAAAAATACCTTTAAGTCTATGCAAGCGATAGAACGAAATAAAGTTGGACTAGCTCTTGCAGATTTAGCGGAAAAAGAAGGGGCAGGGAAATGGATTGAAAAGCTTGCAGGCGATGGAAAAGAATCGGTAGCGAAAGAAAACATAGTAACTGTTTTTCGAAATGGAGAGAACCAGCAATATCAATTAGCACCTGAATTGTATCGTGCCTTAAAAGCAATGGATAAGGAAGTTACAAATAAGTTTATATTGGCTGCCTCAAAACCAAGTGATTGGTTACGTGCTGGTGCAACCTTAACGCCTGAATTTGCATTGCGAAACCCAATACGTGACCAGTTTGCAGCCTATGTGGTAAGTGATGCAGGTTACAATCCTTTTGACTTTGTAAAGGGACTTAAAGAAGTTGGTAAGAAAAAGTTCGGGAAAGGTTCAGAGGTTTATGATGATTGGGTAAATCAGGGTGGTGCATATGGTGGATATTTATCTGCCGATCGTGACTTGTTGAAAGAACAATTATCAGGTTTAGAAAAACAAGAATCTGGACTTCCAAAAGCAATACAAACTATTACAGCACCTGTTAATCCGAAAAATTGGCTTAAAGCATTACAGACTATATCTGAAGTATCGGAAGAAGCAACCAAGGTAGGGGCTTATAATAAAGGGCTGAAAAAGGGATTAACACCTGAAGAATCTGCCTATCAAGCACGCGATTTAATGGATTTCAACCGTATGGGGAACTCCATGCAGTCTGCCAATCGAATTTTTACTTTCTTAAATGCAAACGTACAAGGGAAAGATAAATTGATTCGGGCAATGAAGGAACATCCAGTTCGAACAAGTGCCCGTATTGCAGGTTCAACTCTACCACCAAGTGTATTAGCGTTAGCAAGTTACGCAAATGCAAATGATAAACAAAAAGAAATGATGGATAATATGCCGCAACAAGAAAAAGATACGTACTGGTCATATGCAGTACCAGGAACTGATAAAGTTGCTCGGATTCCAAAACCATTTGATATTTCCTTACTAGCCAATACAGTAGAACGAGCAAATGAATATAGAGAGGGAGATCAGTATGCATTTGATGGATTTGATAAAACTGTAAATGATGCGGTGAAAGTACCGTGGATACCAACTACTTTGCAACCAATTGTTGAGAATATGGCAAACTATAGCTTTTTTAGGAATGGTCCAATTGTTCCAAAGCGTGATGAGAAAAATTCACCGAAAGAGCAATACGGTCCGAATACAAGCTTAACAGCTCGTGAAATGGCAAATGCATTAAATCAGATGGGGGTTGATGCTTCGCCGTACAAGATAGATAACTTATATAAAGGATATACAGCTGGATTAGGTCAGTTCCCGTTAAAAGGATTAGACGAAGCGATCTCTCTTATATCAAATAAAGAGAGAGCCACACCAGTTGCACAGGAATGGAATGAATCCGTACCAGGAGTAAAAGCATTCTTTGTGAATGGTCAAGGTGGTGGGAAAGTTATTGAAGATTACTATAATGTCATGGAAGAGCAACAAGCGATACAGGCAGATAGTAAAAAGAATGACGAAGAAGCACCGAACGCTACTGAAATAAAGTCTTTTAATAAAGTAGATAAAGCAATGGCGAAATTACGTAAAGAGTATTATCAAGTAAAATCAGATACAGAAATAGATTCAGAAGTAAAAAGAAGTGAACTAGACCGATTGGATGAAGAAATGCGTACACTTGCACGAGAAGGAATTACAATCTTTAGACCAGATTATAGGTAAGAGTTTTTTTATTGCTAAGTGCGAATTTTTATGCAGAAGGAAATATGTTTAGATAGTTAAAATCTGTATATAATGCTATAATGTTTTAGTACTTTTATAACAGGAAGGGGAATTCATTATGATTGATAAAGTAGATGTCTATTTAGAGTATCCTGAAGAGAGATTAGGAGTTACTTTAATAGAAAGTATTTTTTGCTATGATCAAAACGGTAAAGAAATACGAGAGGAAAAATTATCAGATTCAATCTATACTAAAGAATTCTTTGACGAAGAGTATGATGAGATTGGTGTTGAAGGTAGGGTTAGAGCCTTTGTTGCTAAGGAATTAAACGTATCTATTGACATAGTTGAAGTTATCGAATAAGAGTACTTTGAAACAAGCATTATATATGCTTGTTTTTTATTTTGCAAAAAAAGGGGATGATACCAATGGAGGAACAAATTTTCAATTCCATGATTCAACAGGGAGCATTCGCAGCATTATTTGTGTGGATGCTTTTTACTACGCAAAAAAAGAATGAACAGCGTGAAGCACAGTATCAAAGAGTCATTGAGAAAAACCAACAAGTCATTGAAGAACAAGCAAAAGCCTTTGGCTCACTATCAAAAGATGTGTCAGATATCAAACGAAAAATCCTGGGGAATGGTGATGTGCAATGAAAAAAACAATGAAACTATGTACTTTTATTTTTGCTACGTTACTTGTTATGTTTTCATTTGTTACGGGAGCATTTGCAGATAGAGTACTTCTTATTCCTGATTTAACAAAACAACCATATCGTTATGGCGTAGGAAAATATGAAGGGGTTGTGGCGCATAGTACTGCGACTCCTGAAGCTCCAGCTATCAATATTCAAAAATATGAGTCTCGTACATGGCGTTCAGCATTCGTACATTATGCGGTAGATTGGGATGAAACAATTCAAATTGCAGATACTCGTTATATTGCGTATGGGGCAGGGGCGGCAGCAAATCAACGCTTTGTTCATGTAGAGTTATGTGAAACAGCAGACTATACAAAGTTTAAGCGTTCCTATGAAAAATATATTAGATTACTAGCGAAAATCTTAAAAGATAACAATTTATCTGTTGAAAAAGGACTTTGGACACATGATGATGTTCGGAAATACTTGGGTGGTACAACACATGAAGACCCGCTGAATTACTTGAAATTTCATGGCGTATCAGAAGCTCAATTCCGTGCTGATGTACAACGAACATACAATAATGGTGAGGTTTCTGTTCCAGACAAGCCTTCTCAACCAGGGGAACCGACTTCAAATGTAGAAGGAATGGCACATATTTTAGGATATAATGTAAATTTACGAAAAGGGCCAGGTACAAGCTATTCTGTCATTCGCCAGCTAAATAAACCAGAAGTATATCAAGTATGGGGTGAAAAAGACAGATGGTTAAATCTTGGTGGAAATCAGTGGGTATATAATAATCCTTCTTACATTAAATTTGAGAAGAATGAGGCAGTAAGCCCGATTGCAGGAAAACGTGTTGTTTCTAAAGTGGACAACCTACGTTTCTATGATGTTCCATCTTGGCAGGATAAAGATGTGGCTGGTTTTGTAGATGAAGGATTAGGATTTACAATTGATGTGAAAGTAAATGTCAATGGTTCACCACAATATAAAGTACAAAATAACAAAGGTAAAACATACTATATAACTGCAAATGAAGTTTATGTGCAGGTAAAGTGAGTAAAAGAGGCCTGCTCGTAAGAGGGGGCCTCTTTTGGTTCATCTAATACTTCGGAAGTATGTTCAGTAGTTTTTTATGGTGATATGCTAATAATTGGAGTATATTCTTCGACTCGATTTCCCGGTGGGACTGGGATGTTCCCTAACCAAATTCGCGCTCGAATTTCCTCTGCACCTAGTTCAGTATCGAGAGTTCCACTATCTACTATGATACGTTTTTGTCTCCAAACATCAGTTGTCGTAGGGGTAAATGTCGCATGATCTGTATATCCCTTGAGATGATCGTGATCAGAACTATCCCATTCCCAGAGTTCTATAGCATCCTGAAAAAGTACACCAACTTCGTGGGGATTAAAGTGAGCTAAATAGGTAACTGTAAATAGCCAATTGACATTGTTTAATCTTTGCGCACTAATCGTAGGTTCTTGAATTTGCATTACGCTTTTCTCCTTTTCTGTTTATAATTGTCGACATGGTGATTGGTGTTGTTGCAAACAAGAACAAGCTGTGATATTAAGCTCGTTGTTTATCCTAGAATTTTTCCTGTTTTACCTTCTCATTTACATGAAACCATCCACCAACGATTACTAGGTCTCTTATCATATTATCTATTATGTCGGAGATTTTTATACATCTTTTTCAAACAAGGAGTAATCATTCAGGAGTTGAGGGTGTTTTTTAAATGATGGAGTAGCTGTCAATACAATTGAGTAAAGCTACATTTAAAAAGTATCTTCATTTATGTTCTAAAAGTTCCACAATACTGCAATCAACAAGAACACATAATTTATCAATAGTATCAAAATCAATCCTTTTTTGCTTTTTCATACATAAAAAATGGCTAAAATTATGAATTTAACATGTCGATAAGTTAGTCCCGATCAATCAATTTAATGTGTTTATTTGCAGCATTTTGCTGTGAGTTTTTATTAAAATGAATTTAGAAGCGTATGTTGTGTGGGTAGAAAAAGTTGGCTGTATGAATCTAGGGGTAGAACAGGGGGAAATATAATCTAGCATATATCCGTTTTGAAAAGACAGAGTCAGTAAATCCAACTATAGGAAAACGTGTTCTTTCTAAAGTGGAAAATCTATGTTTTTATAATTCACCATCTCGACAGGATAAAGATGGTGCTGGGACTGTGGATAAAGGAGAAGGGTTTACAATTGATGTAAAAGTAAGTGTAAATGGCTCACCACAAATATAAAGTATAAAGGTAAGACATACTATGTAACAGCGAATGAAGGCTATTAATATGTAAAATAAACCGTATGTGTAAATTGAAAAATTTGCGGATTCACAGTTGGACATTTTCACATCGTGTTTAGATGCAAGCCGTTGGTATTGCGATTATATTTAAAGTTAAAAGTATTAACCTGCTTATATATTATCTCTTATAAAATTTCCTGTATAAGCTGTTTACTGAATTGTAGCATGGAACATAAAAAAAGGTGGGATTAGAGTTATAGAGCATTCTCAAGGTGTTTAGTGGGGAAAAGAGTTTTTTATATAATTATATAAAGTTTGTGGGGTTTTTTATGGGCGAAATTTCCAACCGGGGAGAAAAAGTCTTCCCGGTTGGAAATTAACTTTATCTTACATCAGGTATTTTAATAAAATCTCCAGTGACTCTGATTTTCATAGCGCCACCGCCACCAGCATTCTTTTTTTCACTTCTAGCGTGTACCTTAAAGCTCATTGTTCTTGGAAGATCTACCCCACTATCTGGGACAAACTCCACATAGTCTGAAAAATTCAGTTCATAGGTATGCTCTGAGCCACGTGCAACTAGTTCTTCTACCTTCACTTTATCCTTATTAATTACAAATCCTTGTTCAGCATTTACGGTAGACCATTCTGAGTCTTTTGAATCTCTTTTTCCATCAATAGAAGTGGCTTCTGTTTCAACTCCTATTGTAACATCAATATCAGGCATATAAATCATCCTCCTTTTTGTAGTTCAAACATATTATTCGCGGTTTTTAACACGCTATACATTTTTTATTTAAAGTTATGTAATATAATTTCAGTAAAGATTGTTAAAAGTTAGGTATTTTAATAAAATCTCCAGTGACTCTGATTTTCATAGCGCCACCGCCACCAGCATTCTTTTTTTCACTTCTAGCGTGTACCTTAAAGCTCATTGTTCTTGGAAGTTCTAGCCCACTACCTAGGGCAAATTCCACATAGTCTGAAAAATTCAGTTCATAGGTATGCTCTGAGCCACGTGCAACTAGTTCTTCTACCTTCACTTTATCCTTATTAATTACAAATCCTTTTTTAGCAGTTAAGGTAGACCATTCTGAGTCTTTTGAAGCTACCTCACCGGTTACAGACCCTTCTTCTGTTTCAACTCCTATTGTAACATCAATATCAGGCATATAAATTATCCTCCTTAGCTTATATTTGTATATAGTTTTATGCTATCTTACATATTTTATAAAATTAAAATTTATATGTTATCAAAAGATTAATTTTCTTTTAATATGTTTAAATTATAAATTCTTAAAAATAAGCAATAATTATAAAATAATTATTATACTGGTTTAATCAAAGAAGAAAGGTATATGACTGTTCAATTTTTCCAAATTATATTTGTAATTGCACTTCATTTCTTTAGTGTATAAAGGTTAATGAAAGAGGAAAAGTATAAATGATTCATACATAATGAAATAATCTTTTCAACGTTATAGGAGTGATTTTATTGACCAAAATAGCAGTAGCAATAATTCATGGAATTGGAGAACAAAAACCTGATTTTGCAGATAAAATGATAGTATTAATTAAGGAGAAATTTCAACAGGAGCTTAGTCATATTATTGATGAACCTGCTTTAGAATTAGTTTTTAAGCCAATATTTTGGTCTGAACTCTTTGCTGAAAGAGAGCAGGGTATTTTTCAAAAAATTGTGTTAGATGAAAATTTACACTTTAATGATTTACGACGTTTTGTAATTCAATATTTAGGTGATGCAATTGCATATCAGCCTGTAGAAACAGTGAAACAAAATTATGAAAGAGTACATAATAAAGTAAGACAAAATTTTAAGGAGCTTAGTAACGAAGCTGGTGAAACTGCGCCACTTTGCATTATCTCCCATAGTTTAGGGTCTGTTATTGCTAGCAATTATTTCTATGACCTGCAGTTTGGAAAAAATACTCAGGATTTAATAATAGATAAGCTATCACCCTTAGAAGAGGGAGAAACTTTAACATTATTTTATACATTAGGTACAACACTACCGCTTTGGAGTTTAAGGTACCACGATTTTAATCGTCCTATTAATATTCCTTCCAAAAAGCTTGATAATTTTTATGCGGGATTAAAAGGAGAATGGATAAATTTTTATGATAAAGATGATATATTAGGATATCCACTAAGAAGTGTTGATGAAAGTTATAAAGATGCTGTGACAGAAGACAAAGAAATTAATGTAGGTAACTTAATGACGAGTTGGAATCCATTATCTCATCATGCTTATTTTATAGATAATGATGTAATTGATTCTATTGTAAAATCTTTAGCACGAACATGGAAATATATTAATAATAAATAATCATTAAACGATTATTTATTACAAATTTTTTGGTAGCATATATAACAAGAAATATACAAAAGTTTGCAAGGAGTAGTACTAAAAAAATTCATATACGCATAGCACCAAAGCGAGGTACAGAAATATATTGTTAAATGACATAAAGTGCGCAGCATTCATTTTCCATTTTTCACTCGAGCGAAATCTGATAATTCTATTGAAGGTTCAGCTAAGGGCAAAAATTGGCCGTTAATCTTGCTCAATCCAGCATGAACGGAAATTCTAATGTAGAAAACATAAAAAGCTAACTCAAATAGAGTTAGCTTTTTATGTTTCTGTTACCTTTTCTTCTATCCAATTGTCCTCTACATGCAGTTTTAAAACGTTCTCAATGCGATATTTGACAGGGCGTGTCGAAGCAAATCGTTCACAAAAAATGAAAGTGAATGAAGAGTGTACGCAGATTTATAAACAGAAGCATAAAAGAAAAATGCCAGTCATTCATTTTTTATGGTAACGAAATATAAAGAAAAGAAATTAGAAGAGTGAGGAGGTAAATATGATGTGTTTGTGAGGGTATATACAATAGAAGAAATAAAAAAAGTGCAAACAAGTTTGCAAACCAAATTGCAAACTAAACGAATACTTCTTAGGAATGGTAAGAGGGAAATGGTCGCTGATATGTCCTCTAAACCCTTATATATTAACAATTATAAACGTTGCATAATCATACATAAAACGTACTACTTCACCCGTACACAATCTGGGCACCATGTAGTAAAGAACTTAACAACTACTGGCTCCTCACTTGCGATGATGTCTTTGAATTCTTTTTCAGACTTGATTTCTCTCATGTTTTTGACTCCTCTCAATGTTACACGGATAAGCTAGTATTTTTATGCAAAATCCGTAATTGCAAACATTAGTATTTTTGAAATAGATTGTTTGCAAAATCTTCGACTGCTTTTTCTTGTAGGTCTGGTACAACTTGTGAGTAGGTGTCTAATGTGTTGCCTACTCTTTCATGTCCTAATCATTCGCTTACGATCTTTAGTTAAATACATTATTGCAACATTAATGTTAAGGGATTGCTTTAGATTATGAAACCGAATATCAGGAACCTCACTTTTCTTTATAAGCTTTTTCTTCATTTTTTGCAAGTAGCTGGGATGGCATGATTAGAAATTTCTTTAGATATTTATGGGGAAGTATCGTTAATAGAGTGACATTAAAACTAAATGGACTAGATAATTAGAAAGTGAGAGTGATTCATAATGAATTTTTCAAAAGAGAATACAAAAAAGATTCCGTAACTGAAAAAATGGGTTGCGGTTTTTTCTTTACTTGAATTTTATTATATTAAATTCGGCATGCGAAAAGATTTTAGATGAATTAGCGCCTTATTTGTCTGCACCTGGTATGGACTTAGGTATATGGACAGACCATGAGGAAATCTCTGAATATACTAATAAAAAAGGAGATGTTGAGTAATGGCGCGTTATAGTTTACATGGAGGACACAATAGTATTGTACAAGGGGCTAACTGGGGAAATCGGAAAGAGCATGTTTTGGATCGTCAAGTTAAAGATGCGGTTGCGGCCAAGTTAAAAGCTTTAGGACACACAGTCTATGATGATACGGACGAAGTAGGAAGCACTCAAGCTCAAAATTTAAATAATATTATTCGTAATAGTAATTCACATGTTGTAGATTTAGCTATTGCTTTTCACCTTAATGCAAGTGATGGGACTGGGCAGGGTGTTGAAGTGCTGTATTATGATCAGAGTGAACTAGCATCTAAAATTTCAGCTCAACTAGCAAAAGATATTGGATGGCGTGATCGTGGTGCGAAACAACGTAAAGATTTAGCAGTATTGAATGGGACTAAAGCACCAGCTATTCTTATCGAATTAGGATTCATTGATAATGATTCCGATATGGCAAAATGGGATGTTGATAAAATCGCTAATTCAATCGTTTTTGCTTTAACTGGACAATCTGGTGGAGGTAGCCAACCACCTCAAAAACGTAATATTGTCGAAGTTGGTGGAATAGGTAAAGAAAACTTGGCTGAATTAGTAAGTGCTTTAAACTCAGTTAAGATGACAGGTAACTTAATTCTTAGAAGTGATGGCTATGTTTATCCTGTAACTGATCCAACTAGCGATACTCAATTAAAAGCATTCACTGATTATCTTGACCGTAAAGGCTGGGCATATACTGTTAAGTAAACATACTATGTAAATACAAATAAGCCTATGTAAAGCGAAAAAAAGCAGCCTACTCGTATGATGAGTAGGCTGCTTTTTTATTTTATAAAATAAATTAATTTGAATAGAGGTTTTCCTCAAGCATTTATTAAAGCTACGAATATTTATAAGAATATGAGTATGGAAACAGGTCTAATTTTGGAATAGCGGAGGAGATTGTTGTGGACATAACTCAAAGTGTGGCAAGAATAGTGGTAAATGGGAAAGACCTTCCGTTCACTTCAGTTCAAACCTCTGCGTGGAATAATGGTCCTGTATATGATGTAACTGTTTCAACAAAGCAGAGAGTGAACGAGCTTTATCAATTTATGTGGTCACAGGTACCAGTTACACTTACGATGTATTTTCTTCAAGGAGCAGACTTAATGCGATTTGTAAGGATTACTGGGATTAATGAAAGTGTAACCGGAGAATATATATATCATTTCTCTTGGGGATAAAAGCAATTTAAAGTAGCCTAAAAGCTACTTTTTATTTTGTAAAGGAATTAATTATCAGGAGATGGGTAAATTGGGATAGTTAAGGAAGATAAGCATAGACTGTGAACGTGTATAAGAATCTCAATAAAGAAAGAACAGCGAGACATGTTTAATGTCTCGCTGTTCTTTCTTTATATTATTCGCAAATAGTTCCGGTTGCTATACCAGTTGGAGCAACACCTACTGGGACCGTATCAATAACCGTATTTGTCGCAGTATTTATGACAGAGACAGTATTACTAGCTTGATTTGTAACATAGGCACGAGTGCCATCTGGTATGATAGTTACTTGATCAGGGGATAGAGCAACAGGAATTGTATCAATTACAGTATTTGTCGCCACGTTTATTACTGATACATTATCGCTAACTTTATTTACAACATAAATACGGGTGCCATCTGGTGTAATAGCTATACCAACAGGTTCGGTACCTACGTTAATTGTATCAATAACGGAATTGGTAGCGGTGTTAATAACAGAAACGGTATTGCTATTTTGATTTGTGACATACGCACGAGTGCCATCTAGTGTGAAGACGATTATCCTAGGGCGAATACCAACAGGGATGGTAGCGCTAACTGTATTTGTCGCAGTATTTATAACGGAAATTGTGTTACTTAATTCGTTTGCAACATATGCAAAGGCTCCATTTGGAGAAACAGTGATTCCTTGCGGAGCGTTGCCAACAGGAATGGTATCAATAACTGTGTTAGTAGCAGCATTAATAACAGAAACAGTATTATTACCATGATTTCCAACATAAACAGTTGTGTTATTTGGAGAAACAGCTACGCCAATCGGATTAGATCCAACTGGGATGGTAGCAACAACTGTATTAGTGGCAGTATCAATAACGGAAACGGTATTAGAAAAAATATTAGTAACATAAGCGCGAGTCCCATTTGGTGAAACCGTTACTTCAAGAGGTGCATTATCTACAGTAATTGTAGCAACGACTGTATTAGTTCCGGTGTTGATTACTGATACTGTATCATCTGCAGGATCATCTATGGTTCCTGCGTTTGTAACATAAACAAGGAAATTACATGCAGGTCCGGTTGGTCCAGTTGGTCCAGTTGGACCTGTTGGACATTCACAATCTCCAGTCGGTCCCGGTGGTCCTTCTGGTCCCTGAATCCCTTGCACCCCTTGAGGACCAGTAGGCCCTTCCGGTCCTTCTGGTCCCTGAATCCCTTGCACCCCTTGAGGTCCAGTCGGTCCCGGTGGCCCAGGAACTCCCATTCCAGTCCCAGAACCAGTCGGTCCCGGTGGTCCCTGAGGTCCTTGGATCCCTTGCACACCTTGAGATCCAGTCGGTCCCGGTGGTCCCTGAGGTCCTTGGATCCCTTGCACACCTTGAGGTCCTTCTGGTCCTTCTGGTCCTTCGGGCCCTTGAATTCCTTCCACGCCTTGAGGTCCTTGAGATCCTTCTGGTCCTTCTGGTCCTTGAATTCCTTGCACACCTTGAGATCCCTGAGGCCCTTCTGGCCCTTCTGGTCCTTGAATCCCTTGCACACCTTGAGGTCCCTGTGCTCCTTTAGGTCCTTGAATCCCTTTTGGTCCAGTAGGCCCAGTCGGTCCAGTACTACTTAATAATGAACTATTCAAGATTCCTTGTAAAATTAAGTTGAATGTTTGTTGTAACAATGGGTCTGAAATATTTGAACAACTAATAAGTGAAGATAAGTTTTGGAATAGGAATTGGAACAGTGCTGAGATTTGAGTGAGGGATGCAGTAGGTAGAGAATTAATTAATTGATTTATAGTTCGAATGACTAAATTTCTAATTGGAGTATTTGGTTGTACTGCAATTAATAAATCATTTAATGCTTGTAATTCTGATTGGAGTATTTGAATAGTTATTGGATTTGGTGTTGTAAAGAAAGAAAGGATAGCTTCGTTTAATTGGTTAATTAATTGTAATAATTCTTGTTGCTGAGAATTTGAGAAAAAGACAGGTGTACAACAATTAGTTTGATCACAAGGGGATATAGAAATAAAGCAGGGGACCTGGAACTTTTCGCACGGATTTGTTGAGTTTGAATTTTGATTATATTTCATAAATACCTCCTTTTAAAAAAATATTAAGTACGTCTTGATAACTACTATTTGCTTCTAAATTTAAAGTGATTTTGAGTATATGTTTAATGTGAAATATTCAAGAATATTTTTTCTTTTAAGTATATGTCAACAAAATAGAGATGTTCTTATGGGGTGTCCATTTAAAATGCAATAATTAATTGAATATTGTGATAATGTAAAAGTTTAAAATGAATAACGTGCTAAAGGCTAGTAGACTAGCTTTTAGCACTCACTAAAATAATTATACATAACATACTTTGTAATAACTTATTCGGAAGTGAGTTGAAATTAATGTTTTATTCATATGTGGATTCTCAAGTTGGCATACGACCAGCGTATGGTACGGCTATAACGTATAGCGGGGCACAAAGTACAGTTCAAGCTGTTCAACAAGCATTGCAAATGCAACAACAAATGCAAATGCAGCAAGGTATACAACCGTATTATTCCTCTATGGAGTATTTTTACCCAACGCAACATTTTACACCATACGGAATTGCTTTTACTTCAATTCCATATGGAACAGTATTCAATTTATAAATCTAGAGGAATAAAATGAATACAAAAGGGTGCAAGTAAAAAGCACCCTTTTAAAAATAATAATAGCTAGTCCAAACCTCTCTAATCAATCTTGCATAATATGTAGTAATAAGCTTGAAAGGGGAACGAGTATGTCTTGTTATTACTACTGTAAGTATTGTAAGGATTATAAAAAGAAGCAACATGATTGTCGTAATAACACTAGTAAGTGTCATGCCAACAAGGATAACCTTGTTAGGGCATCAGCATTTAGAGCTAGAAATACTGTAAATCAAAATGTTCCTGCTAATACTTTTGTGAAAGTGTTATTCCAAAATGAACAATTTGATTTAGCAAATGAGTATAATCCAGCAACGTCTATTTTTATGCCGAAGACGAAAGGCGTATATTCTATTATTGGAACGATTGGTTTCTTTCCAAACGATACAAATTTAAATTATAGAGCTCGTGTAGAAATTCGTGTGAATGGGAATGCAGCAATAGCTATAGATAATGACTTTTTTGGTCCAATAGGTTTTGGAAATGTTGTAAGTGTTTCAACAATCATTCAATTGAATGCAGGAGATACAGTTGAAATTTATGCACAAAGTAGTATAGATGGTGTTTTAAGCCCCTTAGAAGATGGTTCGCACTTTGAAGCGGCAAGATTTCCGTCTCCTACTAAATAAAGTAGATAATTAAAAAATGAATAGAAGTTTAATAATAGATCCTCACTAAACAGGTGGGGATTCATTTTTTATTAAAAATAGTAATAGCTCGTCCAAGCTTTCCTAATCAACTTTGCATAGTATGTAATAATAAATTTAAAGGGGGATTTACTACGTCTTATTATTACTGTAAGTATTGTAACGAGTACAAAAAGAAGAGTCATGATTGTTATAGGAAAAGTAGTCAATGTAATGGGAAGTATGTAAAAGTAAATTGTTGTGGTAATAAGAAAGAGGAGCTTGTAAGAGCGTCGGCATTTAGAGCTGTGAATACAGTTAATCAACCTATTCTGGCAAATACGTCTGTTAAAGTGTTATTTCAAAATGAACAATTTGATTTAGCAAATGAATATAATCCAGTAACATCCACTTTTATGCCTAAGACTAGAGGGGTGTATAGTGTATTAGGGAATATAACATTCTCACCAAATGATATTAATGTGAATTACAGAGCTAGAGTAGAAATTCGTGTAAATGGAAATGCAGCAATAGCTATAGATAATGATTACTTTGGGACAGGGGTATTTTTTAATAATGATGTTTCAGTCACTTCTATTCTTCAATTAGAAGCAGGGGATGTAGTTGAAATTTTCGCAGAGAGTAGTATTGATGGCGTTATTGTACAAAACGTTAATGGTTTAAATACTGTTCATTTTGAAGCGGCAAGGTTTCCTTCTCCAATTGAATGAAGCTGATAAGTAGATGTTTTATAGAAAGTTTGTTAAGACCCTCACTAAATAGTGTGGGCTTTTTATTGTTTTTCTAAAATATATAAGCAATCAGATTTAATTTCGTTTATTATATGAGTGTTTTATGAATTAGATATAATAGAAGAGAAATGAATGGTAATAGTGAGAGTATAATATATAGAAGGTTATTGTCGAATCCACACGATGGATATAAAAAAAGAGCATACATAAAAAGTATGCTCAAAAGAAAGATAGGTTTTATGAGTGGATAATCTCCATACGATAATATATGCGTGTTTAATGAAAACGTGTAAAGAATCAATAAATTATCAATGGAATATCATGAAATGAGTAATTTTAGTTTAGGGATGTAGTTGTTTTCTTTCGAAATAATCTAGGTGAAAAAGTTGTGAAAATCGTGCATGATGGGGACTAACAATGGGATAATGATCGTACTTCAGTTACATATTTCTTAAAGTTTGGATATTGCGTGATAGTTTGGCATTTAGGGGTGAGTAGTTGATTAATTATAGAAACATTTGTAATTACTTCGTTACAAGGACCGAAAAATGTAACTTTTAGTTTTGAGTTCGGTGGAACTTTGAACACGATAGGTTTTTTTTTCATGAAATCAGCTCCTAATATTCCACATTATATGTGCTTCACCTTTTGATTTAAATGATTATTAAGGTGTATTTATATAATATGAAATCATTGTTAAGTTGATTATAATATAGAACCTCATTGTCGTATAAGTACATAAACATGTGGGGAAAAGCGGAGAATACTCTATGAAATGTATAATTAATATAATATGAAAAATGATTTAATTATCTAATGCATTTTATGTCCTGATACATATTATGGTAGTAAGAATAGTATGAGGAGGTAATAAAAGAATGCGAGAAAATGTACAAGCTCAGCCACAGCTTTCACCACCGTGGATCACATATTTTAATGAACTAAGAAATTCAATTGGTGCTGATCCAACAGTTACAGTGGGGCCACTTATTCCGGTTGGCGGGAATTATATTATTTTAGTGCATGCGTTAAGTAATGAAAAAGCGAGAGCATTAGCAACGCTTCTAAAATCTTCTGTACAATTTGGAAATGTAAGTGTAACGGTTATTGTAACGAATAATGAAAATGAAATTGTAAATCCATTTCCTTGTCCACTAGATGCATTTGAAATTGCGCATTTATTTCAAGTAGCGTTAGAGAATAATCCTTATTTTGAACAAGTTGTGGTACAACCTCAGTTCCCTGGTGGAGTGAATGTTGTATTTCCAGTTTTTAAAGCGGAAGTGATCCAATTTTTTAATGATGATATTTCAAATCTATGTCAAACGTTTACAGGTGTTGCTGCAAATGTGTTTCGTGATGTAATGCAGGATGATGTTTGTGATATCCCAATTTTATTTTCCACAAGTTGCGTTATGAGCAGTGAAAATCCACAATTACAAAATAAAGATTTAGAACCAAAGTTGTTTTATTAA